ATAATAATTGTATTATCACTTATGATGATTATGTATGGAAGAAAAATTTCATAATTAATTCTAGAAGTTTTATGTCAGAAGAGAAGAGAGAAGAATATATAGAATATATTGACAGTTTTGTTAAACTCGAATTTGGAACAACGGATAAGTATAATGTAAATCAGGCCAAACTATCACAAGTTTCTATCGAATATTTTAATACAAATTATCCATATGTAGAGTCTGAAAATAATCAATTTACATATTTGGAAAATATTGAACCATTTGTACTTAATTGTGAATTTGAGGTTTCAGAAGAAATATTCTATGACTTTGATCAGGATGCAAAAGTAATTAGAGGATATCCAGTATATGCCAGCTGTAACTAGAAAGGGCGACACCTGTACAGGACACGGTTGTTTTCCACCAAGAGCGAGTGTCCAAGGAAGTGGAAATGTGTTTGTAAATAGTATTCCAGTTCATCGACAAAGTGATGGATGGGCGACTCATTGTTGCCCGCCGCCCACATGTCATGGTTCTGTTCTTTCATCTGGTTCTAGTACAGTTTTTGCGAATGGATTACAGGTCGGTAGAATAGGAGATCCAGTCGCATGTGGTTCTTCCGTTGCCGTTGGTAGTGGAAATGTTTTTGCTGGTGGATGATATAAATAATGTATAAAAGATAAGACGGAGTTTTTCATTGGCAATTGCATATCCTATTAAGGCACTCGTACAACAGTCTGGTGATGTTGTTCTTGGAGAATTTTTAGAATCCGACTATATTGGTATTCTAGATGGTGGTACTGGCGCAGGGGGAAGTAGAGAAAGTAATAGTCTTCCTGCAACAGCAACAGATGAAGAATTACTTGATGCAATCAGACAACAAATGCGAGATAATTTTGAACTCGCACGATATGAAACATATTCTTCTATAATCGCAATTCAACAAGAAGTTCCAGATGCTGGTAGAATAGCAATGGATAGTACTTCTGGAAGATTGTTTTATGGTACAGGAGAAGCTTGGTTTGAAGTAGGACAGGCACTTTTAGTTCAAGATAATATCACTGGTGGACTTGAGTTTGGCGGAGATATTATTGTTATATACAACCCAGACACGAGTACTACATCAGTAACGGTAGATTTTACACCACTTAGAAACCAAATAAACGCAATTATAGGTGGCTCTGGACTAAATGCGGATGGTACTTATACTCCAAATGCAAACACCAATTTTATTTCTGGTGCAACTAGTCTAAATAATGCTGATGTATTGTTGGACACTGCTCTGCAAAACGAAATTAATAGGGCAACTGGTGTAGAATCTTCTATTATATCACAAATAACAGGGGTTACTAACGACCTTGCAAATTTTGCATATGAAGGACACACTGCAGCACAGGTATCTGGTGCTGGAAAGGTTGGTATTGTTTATGATACCACCAGTGGAAAATACGAACCAACTAGTGATTTTGGAGTTGGTGGTTTTATAAAGTTCACCATGGAAGATGGTAGTAGGGATGATATTCCATTGACTACTACTTTCCACGGCAATCAAATATTAAGTGGTGTAGTTGAATTTTTTACGGCAAATGGTACTCAAGACGATATAGATTTGGTCGTAAACGGTGTATAAATTCTTTTTTATAAATAATAAGAAATAAATAATTGCAATTTAAAATAATAGGAGTTTATTAATGTCTAAGTCTATCCAAAAAAATGAAATCATTCACATGGACGGATACTACAGAGATCCAAAGCGTGATGATTTTATTCCGCTTATACAACAAGTAACAGAACAGTTCTTAGAAAATGGATTTGATGATGTCGGGCCACAAATCACAAAGATTTCGGTCAGAGATTCAGAATTAACAAAATATATTGATGAATTTATCGTGTGGAATTATGATTCTGGCGTAACATCGTCAACAGAAGGTGCATATGGAATTGATAATCCTATCAGTCCTACTGGCGGGCAAACATTCACCCCATTTTATCTAGACGGCGAGAGCTCAATCGCAAGAAGAAAAGAAATCGATGACCTTTATGATGATAAAGATTGGCATGATCTATTATCAGAAACATTTCCATCATCGCAGGCGGCCGGCACAGCAGGTCTCACTGCAGATAAAATATTGGGCCCAAATGCGGAATTATTTGCATATTTAAACCCACATCCAAATAGAAGAGGTGGTGGCGTAAATAGTTCTTGGGCAACTACAGTTACTATTGATGCCGATAGTGATCCAGCTGGTGCAACTACCGTAACCACCTATAATGCAGCTCAATTGTCTGTTGGTATGGAATTGAGATCAAATAATGGTGTTGCACTTTCGGCGCCATATCCAACAGTTACTGATATTAATATCAATATTGTTACTCTTTCAGACCCGATTATTAGTGTGAGTGGACAGAATTTGGTATTTGGTACTGGTGATCCAAGACCTGCAACTCTGTTGAATGGACATTTTTACAAAGAGTCGCCTTCTCCTGTAAAAATTGCAAAGCAAAATCAAACTGGATATATCGGACTTCCAAATATTTCTAGGGCAGTTTATCAAAACGAATACAATAAAGTTAAAAGATGTCTGACAAATACAGCGAGAGATGTTAAATTTTTACCAGACATTGAATCTGGAATTAATACACAGGCAAAACTTCGTCAATATAGAGAAGAGGTAACAGCACAGGGTGATATTTTTCACCATTTTTGGATTTCTAACTATAGAGATGAATTTTTCTTTCCTGCAGGAACACTAGAACCAAGAAGATATCGTGGGGAATTGATTGTAGGATACCTTCACACATTTAATGGTAATAATCTACAAAGAGGCGATACTTATAAGTTTACTTTTGCGGTTACAAACCTTGCACCAAATTCAACTATTGAATACGAAATTGATGTTCCTGTTGGTTTAGATAACAGTATTGTTGGATTTACGCAAGATGTTTATGATATATTGGTAAAAACTGCATTGTGCGACCCAAAGGGTGGGCCTTTCCTTGCGTCAATTAATCAAGACGATAGAGAAGGTGTAATTGAATTTGAATCTAGAGAAGTTGGTTTCTCTCTTGCTGTAAGTGTAGAGAGAACAGAACGCCCTCAGGCAACCCTAGTAAACTCTTTAACTCAATTTACTGTTCCTATTACCACTGCAACATCTACTATTACAGATGGAACAACCACACTTGCAGCGGAACCTGTTTTCCCGAATGGATATTACCATCAAGTACAACTAAGAGGATTTGATGGTTGTAATATTGGGGACACCACCGTAATTACAATTTCTGGATTGGTTGATGAAACGCAAGTTGCCGCAGGAGTATACGAAACCGCAAATGCAACTTTAGATGATATTGTTCTTGAATTTAAGGCGTTGGAAAATTTAAACTCCGCACAAATGACATCCCAGATTGTAAGCAGATTGCGTCAAATCGGTTATATCAACACCTATATGACAGTTAAATCTTCTGGTTCTTCAATTATATTAGAATATAATAAAAATTCATCTGCATATTTTGCATTTGGCGGAAAAGGTAGATCTTCTGGGTTATCTTTAGCAGACTCTACTCATTTTGCAGGAAAAACAATAGGAGAAGTCACGGTTACTGACTATCCTGTTAATGGTGTCACCGTTGCAGATGTCGCCGCTACTCCATCTGCGTTTACAGTTTCTGGTACATATACTCTTGCAACACTTTTTACCGCAACAGATACTGGTAGAACTTCTAGTGGTGATGCGGATGTTGATGGTGATCCAATGGAGTTTGAACTTTCACAAACACAATCTCCACAAATATCTGATGTATCAAAAGTTAGAATGCAATTTCCACTTGCAAGAGACTTTGGTACTTTTGCAAATCCAGTAAATGGAAACTGGAAAGTTCAAATCGGCGCTGCGGGTGATGAAACTGCATATTTTGTTTCATATCAACAAAACATTTTGCATACAGATGGTGCTAGACCAGTCGGGCCACAAGTTTCCTTTGATTTAGATCAAAGAACTAGACACCCAAATAGTACACATCCTGGCCTTGCGTTAGCTAAAACATCTTATAGAGACTTTGACACATATACTCATGAAATAGAAATTGATAGTTTTGAGTACATCACAGATCACTCAATGGGCCCGATTGTTTTACAGACAAAAGGTGCAAATTCTTTATCTGGAAATAATGGAGACCAACCATGGAGAATTCGTTTTGATATTTCTAGAGGATATGAAGTTAGAGAAACTTCTCCATATGTTAACGATGCAGTTCTTCAAGTAAGAGGAGATACCGATGCCTCTAATAGTTTTGAGTATTTTAAGTGTCACGTTGCAACCGAATTCCAATTGAAATCAGATGGTGATGTTTCACAAATTGAAGGAAGAGATGGTATTAAAGAAGCTAAGATGAGAGAACCTGGCTTCTTGGGTGCAATGCGTCCTCAGTTTACTGGATATCTAGAAAGTGCATCACACTTAATTAATCCTTTTGTTAATAGAGAACAATTAAGAAATTCTGTTATAACTGATTTTAATCCAATTGCTGGTTTAGTTGGTAGAAAACATTATGATATTACAGGTGCTTTAATCGGATCTTTATATCAACCCTTTGCAGACCCTGCTGGATATACTATCACAAAAAATAACGGAAATGTTGTAGTAGAAGGAATATTAAATGACAATGAATATAGATATGAAGAAAGGTTCTTGGTGGGTTCCTCTACAGAACTGACATATGATACTCCATATAATTCTGGTTCTCTGAGACTTCAAAAAGGATGGTTTAGAAGAACTGGAAAATCGCATCCAGATGTTGCTGTATCGTATCCAATGTCATTTACTGCGACATTTGCAGACCATGGTATTGCAATGATGGTTAGAGACCAAGCATCTGCAGATCAATCAGACGATCACGCATGGTTTGTTGTTCAAAGACACGTTGATTCTATTACTGGTGAGGCTGACTATTCATCAGAACATCAACCGATCCATTGTGTTTATGCAACTTCCGAACCACCAACATTGTTCTCTGATTTAGTTCCTTACTTTACTTCTAAAACAACACAGAGAGAAGAGTCTATTGCATATACTGGTATATATGATGTTGCTGGAAATTACTTGTATAATTTCACAATTGATGAAATGCAAAACCAAGAGTTGCTTGCACTGGATATGGACACCCAAGCAAGATTTAGACGCTTTGTTGTTCGTGAAAAGGATGTTTTGAAACCATGGGATAGACATGTTTTTGCTGGTATTAATGAAACAGATTCTCATGCCGTCCTTAATCCATTAGAACAATTGTCTCTTAATGATAAAGGACAGTTAGTCATTCAATTCCCTAACAGACTTGGGTCACAACGTTTCTTATACACAGGAAAAGAACTCGACTTGATTTCTTTCTGTGCTGCTGGTGCGGTGGGACAAGACACTCTTATCACCAGTGATAGATTTAGTACCACTGGAACAACAGATAAGAGGAGACTGTATAGAGGATTAATGTCATCCGAAGCTTATGGTAATGGTATGAGATTATTAATGCTAGTTGCTGGAAATGGTATCGAAAATACCGATGCAGATACAACTCTACTTACCTCTTAATTGAAAGTTTAAGGTTTCGGTCATACTGAGTATGGCCGAACCTAAATAGTAAGAAAAGAGGAATTTAATGACTAACGCTATCCCAATAAGAGTAGTCGTAGATGGTTCTGGTGATACAACAGGTTTAAGTGAATTTCGAACAAATGAAACGGTAGGTCTGGATCACGGTGGAACTGGTGCAACTAACGCTGCAGACGCTAGAACCAACCTTGGTCTTTCAGCAATTGCAGCATCTGGTAGTTGGACAGATCTATTAAACAAACCAAATACTGACGATATTCCAGAGGGCACAACCAATCTATATTTCACTGATGAAAGAGTAGATGATAGGGTTGCAGCTCTTATTGTCGATGGCGTTGGCATCCAGAAAAATTATGATGATGCCGGAAATCTTCTAAACATCGAAATAAACTTCAGTGAATTTGATACTGATGATATCATTGAAGGTTCAGTTAACACATTCCTTGCAAATAGATCAACTTCTGATATTCCAGAAGGAACAAATCTTTATTTTACAGACGAAAGAGTAGACGATAGAGTTGCAAATCTTTTTGTTGATGGAAAAGGAATTCAAAAGTCATATGATGATGCCGGAAATCTTCTAAACATTGCGATTGACTTTTCAGAATTCGATACTGATGATATTGTCGAAGGTACTGTTAATACTTTCCTATCAAATAGAACAACAGACGATATAAACGAAGGAACTGTAAATCTTTACTATACAGATGAAAGAGTAGATGATCGAGTTGCAAATCTTTTTGTTGATGGTAAAGGATTAACTAAAAATTATGATGATGCTGGTAATCTTTTAAATGTAGAAATTGATTTTAGTGAATTCGACTCTGATGATATTGTCGAAGGCGCAGTCAATACATTCCTTGCAAATAGAACAACTGATAATATTCCAGAAGGTTCAACAAATCTTTATTTTACAGAAACTAGATCAAGAAATTCCATTAGTGCAACTGGAAGTATTAATTACGATCCAGCTACAGGTGTAATAAGTTATACCCAAGGCGATACTGATACAATCGTAGAAGGTGCCACAAATCTCTACTATACAGATGAGAGAGTCGATGACAGAGTTGCAAATTTAATTTTAGATGGGCAGGGAATTACAAAAAGTTATGATGATGCTGGGAATCTTCTAAACATTGCGATAGATTTTACTGAATTTGATTCTGATGATATCATTGAAGGTGCTGTAAATACTTTCTTGGCCTCTAGAACCACTGACAATATTCCAGAGGGTTCAACAAATCTTTATTACACAGAAGCAAGATTTGATGCAAGACTGGCAACAAAATCTACAACTGATCTTGCGGAAGGTACAAACTTATATTTCACAGAAGAAAGAGTAGATGATAGAGTTGCCGCATTAATTCAAGCAGGAGAAGATATTTCTGTTGTATATGATGATGTTGCAAATACTCTAACGATTGCACTAGCATCTAGTATCGATGGAATTAATCTATCAAACAACACCACAGATGATCTTTCTGAAGGTTCTACAAATCTTTACTATACAGATTCAAGAGTAAATATTGCATTTGATACTAGACTTGCAACAAAATCCACTACAGACCTTTCTGAAGGAACAAACCTTTACTACACGGATGCTAGAGTCGATTCAAACTTTGCAGCGAAAACAACAACCGATTTAACCGAAGGTACAAATCTTTACTATACGGATACTAGAGTTGCAACATATCTTAATAATAATGGTTACACTACCACATCTGCTGTTGCAGCACAGATCGCATCCGTTTCATCCGATTTAGATGATGAGATTTACGATAGAGAACAGGCGGATTTAAATCTACAAAGTCAGATCGACAATTTAGTACTTAATGACTTGACAGATGTGAATGCAAGTTCTCCCACTTCTGGTGATGCACTTGTATGGAATGGAACATCTTGGGTTCCACAAGCTCCGTTTAGTCAGACAGATTTTGACTCTGCATTTGCAGCGAAAACAACAACAGATTTAACTGAAGGTACAAATCTTTACTATACAGACGCAAGGGTTCGTTCTCATGTCGAAGGACAAGATTTAGACCTTGGTTCAAATAAAATTTTATTTTCTAATGTCTATGCAAATATCGGCGACTTACCTTCTGCTTCTTCTTATCATGGTATGTTTGCTCATGTCCATGGTACTGGAAAGGCATATTATGCTCATGCTGGAAACTGGATAGAACTTGCAAATAATACTGATCTTCCAACAAGTACAGATGACCTTCCAGAAGGTTCTACAAATCTGTATTATACAGATACTAGAGTAAGAAGTGCAATCAGTGCAACAACAGGTGTCGCTGGATATGTATCTTCTACTGGTGTTTTCTCAATACCATCGTCAACAGATCATATATCTGAAGGTACAAATTTATACTATACAGATGCAAGATTTGATGCAAGACTTGCTACAAAATCTACAACCGATTTAACCGAAGGTACAAATCTTTACTATACTGATGCTAGAGTTGATGCAAATATTGCATCAAAAACAACTGATGATATTACAGAAGGCACTACCAATTTATATTATACTGATGCAAGAGTTGCGACTTATATAAGTGGTAATAGAACATATGGAAATATCACAACCACTGGTTATATTGCAGGCCCATCCACATTAACTATTGACCCTGCAGGGGTAGGAGACAATACAGGAAAGGTTGTAATTGCTGGTGACCTACAGGTCGATGGCACTACAACAACCATCAACTCTACTACGGTAGAAGTTGACGATTTAAATATTGTATTGGGAAGTGGGGCAACAAATGCAGCTGCTGCCAATGGTGGTGGGATTACGATTGATTTGGGTGCAGATGGTTCTGCGACCTTTACTTATAACTCTACTACTGATGAATTTTTATCAAACAAAGATATTAATGCAAATATAACTGGACAAGTTTCAGATATCAGTAATCACACTACTACCGACCTTGCGGAAGGAACTAATCTTTATTATACTCAATCAAGATTCGATACTGCGTTTGGTGCTAAGTCAACGACTGATTTAACTGAGGGTACAAATCTCTATTATACAGATGCAAGAGTAGATGCGAATATTGCAGCAAAAACAACCGACAATATTGCAGAAGGGATAACAAATCTATATTATACTCAAGCACGATTTGATACCGCATTTGCCGCAAAAGATACAGATGGACTTACTGAAGGTTCTACAAATCTTTACTATACAGATGCAAGAGTAAATACTTGGGCGACTGCAAATCTTGCAAATGTTGCCTTCTCTGGTTCATATGCGGATTTATCAAATACACCTACAGACCTATCAGATTTTACTGATGCAACTGGACTCTTAGATGTCGCAGCGATTACTGTTGGTGATGTTGCACCATCAAATCCAAATGATGGCGATTTGTGGTTTGATTCCACAGAATTAAAAACATTCATTTATTATAATGATGGAACATCATCACAGTGGGTTGAGGCAGCAGGAGATGGTGGGGCATCTGTACAATCTTCTAGTACTGCTCCTAGCAGTCCCTCAGACGGCGACCTTTGGTTTAATGACAACAACCTTAAACTGTACATATATTATAATGATGGTTCTTCAGCGCAGTGGGTCGAGGCATCAGGGGGTATTGCACAGGATACTGACGCAATTCCAGAAGGTAATAACAATCTTTACTACACTGATACAAGATTTGATACAAGATTCGCAACAAAAGACACGGACGATTTAGTAGAGGGTTCTACAAACCTTTATTATACGGATGCAAGAGTTGATGCAAGAATTGCGTCATCTTCATTAGGTTCTACGGACGACTTACCAGAGGGTTCTACAAATCTTTACTATACAGATGCAAGAGTTCAATCGGTTAGTATAAATGAAGTTGTAGAAGATACAACTCCCACATTAGGCGGCAACTTAAACGCTAATACATTTAATATTACTAATATTAGTGCAGATGGTTATAGTCTGCCAGTTGCAGATGGTACAAATCGCCAAGTTATTATGACAGATGGTAGCGGTACGTTATCGTTTGAAAATTTAGACACAATTCATACTGAAGTAACAAACCAAACTGGGTCAACTATTCTTAAAGGCACACCTGTTTATCAAACAGGAACAAGTGGCAATTCAATGACAATTGCACCAGCTGATGCAAGTAGTTCAGCTACAATGCCAGCAGTTGGTGTTTTAGAACAAGATTTAGTATCAGGTGCTACTGGATTTGTTATCCATATGGGTAAAATTTCTGGAGTTGATACAAGTGCGTTCAACGAAGGAGACACAATTTATGTTGCAGTTGGTGGTGGTTACACAAATACCCCTCCAGTTGGTGAAAGTAATCTATTACAAAACTTAGGCCGTGTCACAAAAGTTCATGCATCCAACGGCGGCGGTGTTATTATGGGTGCAGGACGTACAAACGCCGTACCTAATCTAAATGACGGTAACATCTTTATTGGTGATTCAAACAATCAAGCAATTACTACATCATTAAATACCTCTGTACAAAATTATCTATCGAATCTTTCTGGTAGTATCGTTCCAGATACAAATGTTACTTATGATTTGGGTAGCAATACAAATAGGTTCAAAGACATTTATTTGAGTGGAAGTTCTATCTATCTTGGAACTTTACAATTATCTGACAATAATGGGGCCCTTGAGGTAACTGCAAGTGGTAGTACAGAAGCATTTGCAACAGAAACTTATGTTGACACTGCAGTTGCAAACTTAGTAGATTCTTCTCCAACTACATTAGATACACTAAACGAACTTGCAGCTGCCTTGGGAGATGATCCAAACTTTAGTACTACAATTACTAATTTGATTGGAACAAAACTTGCAACATCAGATTTTAATACAACTGCTGATAGTTGGTTAACTGGTAAGACAACCACCGATTTAACTGAGGGAACAAACCTTTATTATACAGATGTAAGAGTTGATGCAAGAATTGCACTTCAAACAGGTGCAAATCTTTCACTTGCAAATAAAACTACGGATGATTTGTCTGAAGGTTCTGCAAACCTTTATTATACAGATGCCAGAGTTGAAACATATCTAGAATCGAATGCAACTGCAGACAGAATACAGTTAAGAACAAATAATTCGTATTTCGGTGTTGGAACTGCTGCTGGTTCTGCTGGCATGGCAATTAAAAATAATAGTGGTCAACCATTCTTCTATGGACAAAAATATCTACCGGCAAATAATGGACAGACTGACCTAGAACTAGAAGCGAATGCTGGTGGTAAAATCAATGTAAATGCATTTAGAATTTATAATGTTGGAACGCCAACTGACCCATCTGATGCGGCCACAAAATCTTATGTCGATTCTGCAATTGCAACAAAAGATCAATTATCAGAATTGTCTGGAACTACCGATGACATTTCCGAAGGTTCTACAAATCTCTACTACACAGATGCAAGAGTAGATGCTAGAATTACTGCATCCAATCCATATGATTCTTCTGATTTTGATACAGACTTTTCTGGAAAGTCTACTACAGATTTAACTGAAGGTACAAATCTTTACTATACAGATGCTAGAGTTGACGCAAGAATTACTGCATCTAATCCATATGATTCTTCTGATTTTGATGCTAACTTTTCTGGCAAGTCTACAACCGATTTAACCGAAGGTACAAATCTTTACTATACAGATGCTAGGGCGGATGCGAGAGTTGCTAATGCAAATATTGGAGTATTGAATGATGTAAATACAACTGGAATTGCGACTGGAGATTTCCTTCTGTATGATGGTAGTGAATTTCTACCAGTCGATTTTGCAACTGAAGTAAACACATATGCCGATGCTCGTATTAATACTGCAAGCATTCAAGACTTATCGGATGTAGATGCAGTTGATACACCAGCAAGTGGAGATGTTTTATTATATGACGCTGGAAATAGTAATTTTGGATTTATTAATCTTGGTAATGAAATTAATTCATATTTTGACACACGGTTTGCAACAAAAGACACAGACGATTTAACGGAAGGTACTACCAATCTTTACTATACTGATGCAAGAGTTGCCTCTTATTTGTCTGGTACAGGATATGCTACAACTTCATATGTTGCAGCACAAATTGCAAGTATTTCTTCAGATTTAGATGATGAAGTATATGACAGAGAACAGGCAGATTTAAATTTACAAAGTCAAATAGATTCACTGACAACAAATATTGGTACTTTAGTTCTTGACGATCTTAGTGATGTAGATACGACTACAACTGCACCAACTAATGGACAAACTCTCATATTCAATGGTACAACTTTTGTGCCAGGCACTATTTCTGGTTATACAAGTACAGATTTTGATACGGACTTTGGAACGAAATCCACAACTGACCTTTCTGAAGGTACAAATCTTTACTATACTGATGCTAGAGTTAGAACTCACATCCAAGGCGCCGACCTTGATATGGGTTCGAATAAGATCTTATTTTCTAATGTTTATGCAAATACTGGTGATTTGCCAAGTGCTTCATCTTACCATGGTATGTTTGCACATGTACATGGTACAGGAAAGGCATATTATGCCCATAATGGACAGTGGGTAGAACTTGCAAATGTATCTGAACTACCAACTAATACTGATGATGTTTCAGAAGGTTCTACAAATCTTTATTATACAGATGCCAGATTTGATGCAAGACTTGCTACAAAATCTACAACTGATGTTGTAGAAGGAACAAATCTTTACTATACAGATGCAAGAGTTGATGCTAGAATTACTGCATCTAATCCATATGATTCTTCTGACTTTGATACGGACTTTGGAACGAAATCCACAACTGACCTTTCTGAAGGTACAAATCTTTACTATACAGACGCAAGAGTTCAATCATATTTAACCGCACAAGGAATTGCGGCAGAAACACTGACTTCACTTGGAATTGCAGGAAATGTTCTGACATATACAGATGAAGATGGTAATACAACAAATATTGATTTATCTCTCTACTTGGATGATACAAATCTTGCAAGATTAGTAAGTGGTACATTAAATGGAACTACTGGTATTGCAACATTCACTAGAGATGATGCAACAACATTTACTATTGATTTTAGTCCTCTATTTGATGATACAAATCTTTCAAGAATTAATAGTGCAACATTTACAAATGGAACACTAACTCTTACTAGAGATGATGCATCCACCGCTGCAACTATAAGTCTGGATGGAAGATATCTTCAAGATCTATCTGGTCTAACTACAGATAATCTTTCGGAAGGTTCTACAAATCTTTATTATACTCAGACAAGATTTAATTCTGCATTTGCTGGCAAAACAACTACAGATTTAACTGAAGGTACAAATCTATATTACACGGATACTAGATTTGATACAAGACTTGCTACAAAATCTACAACTGATTTAACTGAAGGTACAAATCTATATTACACTGATGCAAGAGTTGATGCAAGAATCGCAGCTGCGAATATTGTTTCTGGTTCTTCTATTGATGACCTTTCTGATGTAGATACTTCAACCACAACACCAACGGATGGCCAGGCACTCGTTTGGGATAATACGAATAGTAAGTGGGTGCCTGGTGCATCCGCCAGTGGTTCTTCTATTGATGTTTCCGATATTGCGCCTTCAAATCCAAGTGACGGAGACTTGTGGTTTGATTCTTCAGAATTAAAAACTTACATTTATTATAACGATGGAACTTCTTCTCAGTGGGTAGAAGCTGCAGGAAATGTTGCATCTAATGTACATCTTTCAGATGCAGCTCCAAGTTCTCCATCTGAGGGCGACTTGTGGTTTAATAGTAGTAATCTTAGACTTTATGTTTACTATAATGATGGGAATTCTTCCCAGTGGATTGAAGCTTCTGGTTCTGTAAATTCTACAGGACAAACTTCTCTTGATGACTTAACGGATGTAGATATAACCACAACTGCACCTACAAATGGACAAACTCTTGTATTCAACGGCACAAATTTTGTGCCTGGCACTGTTTCTGGTTATGCAACATCAGATTTTAATACAGATTTTGCAACAAAAGATACGGACGATTTAACTGAAGGTTCTACAAATCTATACTACACAGATTCCAGAGTTCAAACAAAACTTGGTGATGTTTCTGGACATATTATTCCCGATACAGATGTAACATATGACTTGGGTAGTTCAACTCATAAATTTAGAGATTTATATCTAAGTGGAAACAGTATTACTCTTGGTGGTATTGTTCTCACTGAACATTCTGGTGCTCTTCAAGTACATACAACTGGTGGCGGGTCTGCACAACCATTTGCAACTGTTTCATATGTAGATACTGAACTTGCAAACTTGGTGAGTTCTGCACCAACAACATTAGATACTCTTAATGAACTTGCTGCGGCTCTTGGTGATGATCCAAACTTTGCAACTACAATTACCAACTTGATTGGAACTAAACTTGCAATTACTGATTTTAATACAACTGCCGATTCTTGGTTAACGACAAAATCTACAACTGACCTTTCTGAAGGAACAAATCTTTACTATACAGACGCAAGGGTTCGCTCACATGTTGAAGGACAAGATTTAGATTTAGGAACTAATAAAGTTCTGTTCTCTAATATGTATGCAACTATTGGAGATTTACCTTCAGCTGCATCTTACCATGGAATGTTTGCACATGTCCATGCAACTGGTAAGGCATATTATGCCCACGGTGGTTCATGGATTGAACTTGCAAATGTATCAGAAGTATTTGATGGAACTTGGGCATCTCTCACTGGAACCCCAACAACAATCGCTGGTTATGGTATTACAGATGCATTTGACGGAGACTATAATAGTTTAACAAATAAACCATCCGTACCGTCTGCGTTAGACGATTTAACGGATGTAGATTTAACAACAACATCACCCACAGATGGACAGGCACTTATTTGGGATAGCGTAAATTCTGTTTGGAAGCCGGGTAATGTTGCTTCTGGCGGTGGAGGTGGAGCTTCCGTTTCTGTATCCGACACCGCACCTTCTTCTCCTTCTGTTGGCGACCTTTGGTTCAACTCTGCAAACACAAAGATGTATGTGTACTTCAATGATGGAACATCGTCACAGTGGATTCAATCAAACCCATCAGGTGCGACTTCACCAATTATTTCATCTGACACTGCACCTACAAATCCTGTTGTAAACAGTCTTTGGTTTGATTCATCAGATGGTTCATTATATTTCCGCTATGATGATGGTTCATCAGAACAGTGGGTCAATCTTATTGACGCCTCCTTATCTGGGGGTGGTGGAGGCGCCTCAGTAACAGTATCTGATACTGCACCAACATCACCAAGTGCTGGTGATATGTGGTTTGATAGTCAGTATGCTACTCTTCTTATTTATTACAACGATGGCACTAATTCTCAGTGGGTCAGTGTTTCTGGAGAAAATAATTCAACATCTACACCACAATGGCAAGAACAATCTGCAGATTATACTGCAAGTGCTGGTGATAAACTGTTTGTTGACTGTAGTTCTAGTGCGGTTACTGTAACACTTCCATCCTCACCATCACAGGGAGATGAAGTTAGAATAATTGATGCGACAGGTAATGCATCTATAAATAATATAACCATAAATAGGAATGGAAGCAATATTCAAGGTGCTGCAGATAATCTAATAATAGAAACGGATAGGGCCGCATTTGGGTTGGTTTATTATAACGCAACTCAAGGTTGGTTACTAATGGAGAGATAATAAATGGCTGTAAATTTTCCAGATAGTCCCTCAAATGGTGACAACTTTACCGCAAATGGAATTGTGTATATTTACAATTCTACAAAAGGTGTGTGGGCAAAACAATCTACAACCGCACCACCAGTCGTTAATGGACATGTTTTACCAAATGCAAATGAAGTTTATGATTTAGGAAGTACAACACAAAGATTCCGTGATATTTATTTGAGTGGTAACACTATCTATTTGGGCGATACTGCCTTGTCTGTGGATGAAAATGGAGTTTTAGGGTTGCCGGCTGGAACTGTTATTGACGGCACGACAATTCCAAGTGCAGTAGAAGAATTGTCTGACATCGATGTAACAATATCAGATGAAATATTTACATTAAATGTAGATGCACCAGATGCAGGCGCTGGTATGAATTGGAAGTGGACTTGGGAAGCGGGATCGGTTGCATATAGTAGACTTAAGATAATTAATTTAATTCAATCAAATGTTCCATTGTATAATCAGGGAACTTATACAGTAAATAATTTTGCTGCTCATGAATTACATAGTAATATGACCCAAACACATAAAATTTATCTTAAGTGGATTGCGGGCGCCGGCATAGATAATTTAGTTTCGTGGGCAGTAAACACAGACAGTGTTACAGGAGTTACTAATCCAAATATCAATGGTGGTAGTCCAACAGAGGTACAAAGACTTGTTATAAATGTTCCATCTACGATCACCCCACCAACTTTAAATGCACCAAATGTATCATATGATGTATCTTTTGTATCAACAGGAGCATATACATTCATGGGTTCTGCACACGGAGATAATCCAGATATTGGCCCATTCTATCGTGGTGGTACATATACTTTTAATTTAGACGCATCACTTTCTGGACATCCATTTTATTTAACCACAGACGATGGTACTAATTATTCTGCAGGAAATTATGTCGATGAATACACTTCTGGCGTAACAGGTTCGAGAAATGAAAGTGGAACTTTGGTATTTACCGTTCCAAATGATGCACCAGATACATTATATTATCAGTGTGGTAATCATAATCCTATGAGGGGTATGATTACAATTAAAGACTTGGCAGTAGAAACAAATGTAGATGGTAATTATGTTTTATATTTCCAACACGATCAAGACGGACACATAACTCCAGTTGAAATACGACCTAAAAGAACTCTTGCAGATGTCGATAATGTTTGTTTGGTTTATGATGGAACTGCAGGGAAATTTAAAGTACAAGATATGGGAGAGTACTTAGATTCTACTTCTCAATTTCAGTCAAAGATTGCAAATTTAGTAAATACAGAAACTGCAGACAAACCAACAACCGCACAAGTAACAGATAAGATTAAAGATGAAACTGTATTTAATATTAATATGCATCAAGGTGGAGATTTACAAGTAATCACTGGCACAAAGAGATGGTATGCTCCTTTTGATTTACAGATAGTAGGTATTTCAGCAAATCTTGGAACCGCTGCAGATAATATTGTAGGTATAGATGTAAAGAATAACGGAGTTTCTGCAAAAACTGTTTCATTTTCTCCAAATACCACAACAACAAATATTGTTGCCCCATTTTTTACAATGAATGCTGGAGATTATTTAACAGTTGATATTACGAGTATTGGAACTAACTCTGTTGGCCAAGACCTCTATCTGCAGTTTACATATAAAAAAGTATAAATAGAAGTAAAAACATAATAGGAGATAACAATGGACTTTACAATTGATAAAGTTACCACTGATGAGGACGGTAACGAAATCACAGTAACAGAAAACTACACAGCAAACCTTGATGGACAAAATGCAAGTGTTTCAAAAGTAGTAGATGGTGAGGCCATCAAAATTGCAGACCAACCATGGAATCCACTTGGTGACGGTTCAAGAGCATCTTGGGTGTCAGTTGACGAAGTTGTGACTTGGTTTAAAGAAAACTTTTAAGGAGCGGAGAAAATGGCAGAGATTAAACAGGCAAGTAAAAGAAATGTGTGTTCAGTGTTCGAAGACATTAATCCAAACACAAACACCATTTATTTAGAATCAGAAGGACATAATAAATCAACCCTTGCTCCTATCTTCAATGGTTCTATGTATATGTACACGGGCCAAGCAAAAGATTCTTTGTGGGGTCAAAACATTTATAGAAACGATGATAATGCCCACTCACAACGAAGTGGTGATGGTGCTAGTACGATGGCGCTTGGTAAAGAAGTTGCGTATTGTAATCAAGAAGACAACACAGTAGGAAACCATAGAGTAACGAATATTCCATTTTTACAATATTTAAGTATGGATGATTCTAGAAGAGGAACTGGTATGCAGAGAATTACTGCAGATGATGGTACAGACCTCTATATTTGGCAAAACCGTCCGATGTTTTATAATTGGTATCGTCAAATTTCTTGGTTAAATCCAACAAGAGAATTATATGAAGCATCACCATCTACTTCTTGGGGGTATGACGGGCAGGGTTCGTCTAGTGAAATTACCGTCCCAACAATGGCAATTGAAGAAGAAGTAGGTACAAAATGGGTTTCTAATATCTGCCAACAGGTTAGACACGATTCTTATGTTGCAAGGCCTCACATGGGATTGGGAAGAAACTATATGCTAGACTATAGTGATACTAATGATACTTGGAATACTACCATGAGAGCTCCGTATAGTGTTCAATATATAGGTATGTCTACTGTAGACGGTAAACCAATTTACTTGTATAATAATCAAGACAACGATCACGATCAGTATATCACAAAACACAATGTGAGTGCGAATACAACTACTGATTTGCATAGATTTAATACTTCCCCAACAGCTGCAGGAACTAACTATGGTGGTACAAGAGCAACAACAACAATTGGTAGACATGTAAAATGGGCATCCCACACATTTGATGACCCAACAAGCGCTGGAAACAAGTGTTTTTATGTTCCATATCTTGATGCAAACTTAAATTATCATCCATTCTGGTATCAGTGGGATAAATCTACAGATACATTCACCAACAATTCTGATATTACAATTACTGGTGATGTAAGTTCTACTCACTTTAATAACCACACAGGTGGACAAGGTGATAATAGTGATATGAGTGCGTATTTCTATAATGAAACTTTTGTTTCTTCTGGAAATAGATATCTATCACTTTTCCCAATTCACGGTTTCTATCAATGTCACGATAATACACCAACTGCAAGAACTGTTGTAACATATCAAGTGGATGCGTCAGATCCAAAACAATTGACGCATCACTCTACAGTAACAATTCCAGCAACACCAAGAAATATGGTGTTCTTGAATGATTCTAGAACAATGTTTGGTGTGATTGGCGAGAATGCGATTTATATCTTCAACTGGAATAATGTTGATGGATGGGTTTTGACTACAACATATGCTGGTAAATTCACATCACTGGGTAGAGATACAACCGATAGAATTTGGGCAACTGAAGTTGGTTCGTTCAACAGTTATGCATCAATTCACATCATTACTCCTTCTATTCCAGTTAAAATTAGTATTACCCCCGCTGCAACCAACTATAATTACGCAGGAAGTGATATTAACACAACCGTTGCAATAAGTGCATATAATGCATCTGGAGATAGAATTGCAGTTGATGTTGCATTAACAATTGATGGTTCTACTATGAACTTTGGTGGTGGTTCAACATCTACAACAGTAACAACATCTACAACTGCAGATGTATCTCAGGCAGTAGTAATTACTGGTGCAGGATTGAGTGATATTGTAGCAAGTGTTTCGATTTAACTACTAAGGTGAACCAATGGGTGCAATTAGTATTAGGTCACAAGGTGGAGACACACAAGGTATCGGAGTACATTTTGGTAAATTCAACCTAAATGTCTCTGATACTAGTGATACATGGTCTTCCTTGCCAACAGACAAATATGTAGGTGACCCAGAAAATCAATCGATAACAACTATCAATGTTTCAAGGAGCAATCCAAATCATTCGGTTGTTCTTGAAACATTACCTTTATTGGTAGAAACTGATTCCGCACCCTTTGAAACACCAAACACACATACCTTTGGGCTTGGATATTACACAATTAATTCTACTGGTGGAGATCAACAAGTTTCGTCAACTGATACTTTAAGTGTTGCAAACTGTGGAATTACATTGTCTTCAAGTTGGGCTCAACCACTTGGAATTGCAGTGAACGGATTGCAGTTGTATATTCCAGTAAATGGGTGGACTACATATAATAATCTACAGAATACTCAATCAAATATTGGAGTTGATTTACAAGGACTTGTCGCAACTCAAGAAATTAATACCAGTGACGCAATTGATATTACCTTTGCATTTACAACAACTGTTTATATGATAAGGCAGACAAACTGGGGCGCAGTTGATACAACTGGTTGGACAAGTATTGGTAATGCTGGAAATATTATTCAAGATAGTTCAGCAGACGAAGCTGTTTATGAAAGAACATTTACAGCAGGAACATATACCTTCGATAACAACTCTGCAATGTATATGTTTGATCCAGATAGAACAACAACTGTCCCAACGGCAGGATTGATGGTGGAAGAATATGAAGAGTCTACTACATTCAATCATAATTCAAACATTAAAGTTGGAGATATAATCTCTACTAATGTTATAACTGTATCAAAAGAAATTTTACCAAATACTTTACCAACAGAAAGATTGACATTAAAAACTATAGACGAACAAAGCCGCCTAGTTTATTTTGACCAAATAAGTATTGCATCAAGAAAAGATCTTATTTCCAACTTACCAGATGATGGATTCTTTAATACAGAAAAAAGAATTTCAGTAGGAAGTTTCAGTAATTTAACTCCTTACGATTTAAACGAATTGAACAAGTTACAATCTGGGTCTAGAAGTCACACCAGCGCAAGAATTATTGACAGTACTGGAGCCGCAGGCGAAGGTGGCGGTGGTGGTGGAACAGTCACAGAAATTCAAACATGGTACTAAGGAGATGATAAATGGCCATCAACTTTCCTACATCTCCCTCTGACGGCGATACTCATGTTGTAGGTTCTAAAACATGGACGGACAGTTAAATGACGAATTACTCAAGTATAAGATATGCAAGTAGTGGTACAACTGTCTATGCAGATATGAATGCATTGATTGCAGCAACAGGAACTGACGGGGCTCAGGCGTTTGTACAATCAAACAACAACATCTATGTGTATGCTGGTTCTGGTTGGTATAAAATTGCTACAGTACAAAACGATTCTCCAAGTTCAATCACTGGCGTTTCTGGATCTTATTCACTGGAAACTGACGGAACTCCTACTGTAATCACAGCGGTTTCTACAGACCCTGAAGGATTCCCTCTGACATGGAGTTATTCTACAAGTGGACTTGGTAGTATTGCTACAGTATCGCAAACAGATAATGTATTCACGATAACTCCTAGTACTGATGAAGCTAATGTGGGAACATTTACTCTTACAATTAATGCAACTGATGGTGTTAATGGTGCGGTTAGTGCGAATACATCAATCAATTTGATATTTGCTATTACAAATAGTCAATATACAACTTTATTAGCAACAGCAGTTGACACAACCACTAATAATGTTTTTACTGATTCTTCGACCAACAACCACACCGTCACGGGATACGGAAATGTTTATGCTGGGGCGTTTAGCCCCTATCGGCACGGTGGATATGCATTGAATTTTAATGGTTCATCACACTATTTAAGAGCCGATGAAATTGGCGATGCCTTAGGAACTGGAGATTTTTCTATTTCTATGTGGGTGTATCCACATAGTATGACCAGCAGTAATGATACCTTTATTGCTGCAAACGCAATATCCGATGGGACAAATCAGTTTAATTTAATGACAAACGAATTCATATGGAATACTGTGGTCACAAGTTTGCCTACTGAGTGGGCAGATAACGGAGTAACAGTTAATACATGGAGTCATATTGCTGTTGAAAGAGATGCAACTAATAATACTCTACAAATCTGGGCAAACGGCACCAGAATTGTCTACGAGACAAATCTTCCAGCACAAGATTTTTCAAACGATAGTTGGATGTTTGGAGCTGAAGCAGATAGCGCAAATGGCGGAACCCTAGGCAACTGGTTTGACGGATATATGTATGATATAAAAGTTAGTAATACGGTTGTTTATGGAGACAATTCTTCAATTACAGTTCCTACAGAAATTAGTAAAACTGACGCCAATACTGTATTTCGTCTAAGTGCTGGTTCTTTATTCGATCAATCAACGAGTCCTATATCATTTACATTAAATTACGATCATTTTTCATATCAACCACTCGACTACACCGAAATATACTCAACAGCTAATCACGGCGGGTCTGTTTATTTTGATGGGAGTGGCGATTATTTACGGGCAGATACGGCACTTGATGGATTTACTTCAACTACTGATCCGTGGACAATGGAAGCATGGGTTAATCCATCAAGAGCTGCTCCAGCTACTGGGGGAACGATTGATGATGTTGTTTTTGGTGTTAATACCGCTGCATCCGGCGGTAATACTTTTATTGCGACTACGGGCACGTGGAATGTTGGAGTTGACGAAAATTATAGCATAAAGGCACAGAACAATGCATGGAACCATCTTGCAGTAGTCTACAATGGAACTGTTATTAAAATATATATGAACGGCCAGCTTTCTAAAACTAAAACTTGGTCACCAAGCACCGCATTATCAAATTGTACTTTTTCTATAGGCACAGAATTTGATGCAGCAAACGGTGGATCGCCAGGGAATTACTATCAAGGATATATTTCTGATATTAGGGTTTTACCAACAGAACACTATACTGACGAATTTACTCCACCAACTGCTCCTCTGTCTTCAACTGGATCGGTGTTACACATCCAAGGCACAGACGCTTCAATTATAGATAAGTCTCAAAACGCTAACCTAAAGTTGATTGGTAATACTACTGGTTCAACGACTCAGGTTAAGTTTACTGATACAAAATCAATGTATTTTGATGGGACAGGGGATTATTTAAATATTTCATCATCTGAGATTCATGCATTAGGCGGCGGTGATTATACTGTTGAATGTTGGGTATATTTAAATTCAAGTAAAAATCAAGGTATTTGGGATACAAGAACAACAAACACATCTACAACTGGCGTTGCTTTGTATGTAACATCTGGTAATGAGTTGAGGATGGTTGTAAATAATTCAACTTTTACTGTGGGTGGTAGTATTACTAATTCAACATGGACTCATGTTGCTGTTGTTAGAAGTGGATCAACAATAACTGTTTATGTTGCAGGATCTTCAGTCAATACTGTAACATCAAGTATTAATTTAACTGACGAATCAATGTTAATTGCGACTCTAAGAGATAATGTGGATACATCCGCTACTTTTAAGTTAGACGGTTATATGTCAGATTTTCGTGTTACCAAAGGCCTAGCACGATACACCTCAAACTTTACACCACCAACAGAACCACTAAAAGGTTAATAACGGATTATAAATAGTTCATAAAAGAGGAACAACATGGCAGTAAATTTTCCAGACAATCCATCTAATGGTGATAGTTTTACTTCCAATGGAATTGTGTATGTTTACAATTCCACCACTACTGCCTGGCAAAAATCTTATACATCCGTACCACCAGTTGTCACTGGACATGTTTTACCAGATGCAAACGAGACATATGATTTAGGTTCTAATACACAAAGATTTCGTGATTTATATCTAAGTGGAAATTCTATTACAATCGGCGATCTTGTTATTTCTGATAATAATGGAGTTTTTGAAGTAACACCATCTGGTGGTTCTGCAGTTTCATTTGCAACTCAGGCAGATATTAATACCGCAATTTCTAATTTAGTAGACACTGCGCCAGGCACATTAGATACTCTTAACGAACTTGCGGCGGCGATTGGAGATGACGCAAACTTCGCAACAAATATCACCGCATCACTTGCAAATAAACTAGAAGCGTCAGACCTTGCAGGATATGTAACACAAACTGGTACAGAGACTCTTTCAAATAAAACTCTTGCTGCAACAACATTAGCGGGGCACATAATTCCAAACTCAGATTCTGCATATGATCTGGGTTCTACAACAAACAGATTTCGTGATTTATATTTGAGTGGTAATACTCTTTATATTGGTGATGTAGAAATTTCCGTAAATAATGAAGGACTTTTACAACTCCCTTCTGGGTCATTGATTGATGGTGCAGTTGTTCCTACTGAAATCGGACAGATGACGAATGTTAGACTGGAACCCAATCCAGAAGTACTAGAGATGGCGGTAGATGCACCGGCAGCTGGTCATAGTACTCCATGGTTATGGACATGGAAATCGGGCGCTCTGCCATATGCAAGATCGACTATTACAAATCAAGTTCAATCAGATGTTCCAATTTACATAGCTGGTACATATACTTTATTTAACTTTGCAGCGCACGAACTTCATGGTACGATGACACAAACTCACAAAATATATCTGAAATGGATTGAAGGTGCAGGCACAGACAATTTAGTATCGTGGGCAACATCAACTTTAAATGTTCAAAATATTACATTTGAAGGTGTTAATGGAGATAATGCAACAGAAGTTCAAAGATTAAACATTAGTGTTCCATCTACAATCACATTACCAACTTTAGTTGCACCAAATTTAGTATATGATGTTGAATTTGTAAACTCTGGTGCATATACATTTAGTGGTATTGCAATGGGAGATAATCCAGATATTGGCCCTCTTTATAGGGGTGGTACATATACATTCAATTTAGACTCTAGTGTTTCTGGACATCCATTTTATTTAACTCAAGATGATGGAACAAACTGGGCGCAGGGGCAGTATGTTGATGAATATACCAATGGAGTGACAGGTTCTAGGAATGATTCTGGTACAGTTCAATTTGTTGTTCCAAATGATGCTCCAGATGTTTTGTATTATCAGTGTGGAAATCACAGTTCTATGAGAGGTATGTTAACCATCAAGAATCTTGAAGTAGAAACGAATGGGGCAGGCAATTATGTTGTATATTTCCAACACGATCAAGAAGGTCATTCTGTTCCAGTAGAAATTAAACAGAGGCCTTCAATTGCAGGACAATCTTGTTTAGTTTACGACTCTTCTCTATCTGAATTTGTTCCACAAGATATGGGCGATTATATTACTAAAACTCCAGTAATACAAGAAAGAATTGGAGAACTTGCGGAAGATAAAATTGTAGAAAAAGTAAATGATAATACTGTTACAAACCTTACAAAAGTAAAAGAACAAACTACATTTATTACAAATCTCAATCAACAAGGCGAGTTGCAATTAGTAACTGGAACCGCACGATGGTATGCTCCCTTTGATCTATTAGTAACTGGTATCAATACAAAGGTTTCATCTTCTGCAGATTCTAATATATCAATTCAAATTAAGAAAAACGGTTCTACTGTTAAATCCAGTTCAATTTTAGCGGGACAATTTTCCAGTGTTGTTTCTGCACCAGAGTTTCCTATGGTGGAAGGCGATTACATAACAGTAGATGTAACATCTATTGGAACAACGAATAAGGGTGAAGATTTAGTAGTTCAATTCAAATATAGACAAACATAAACAATTTATAAATAGTAGAAAAATTTTAAAAAAATTAGGAGATAAAAATGAATTTTGATATAATCAAAGAAGTTCATATTTTGAACGAAGAAACAAACGAAGTGGAAGAATCTACAGAATCAACGCCACATAGAGCCATTCTTGAGGACGGTACTTTAAAAGTATGGATAATTGATGGCGAAAACGAGACATTAATATTAAATCAACCATGGAAAAATGAGAACGATGGTTCAAGAAGTGCATGGAAAGATTTAGATGAAGGTGTTGCGTGGTTTAAATCAGACAATCAGCATCAAGGAGCATAAAAAATGGCGAAAGTATATAAATTTTCTGGAGAAACTGACCAACCAGTTCTAATGGAAGACCCTAGAGCTGGTAATGATGGTTGGTGGATGTTTGGGGTTAGACACGATAAAACAAGTCTTACTCCGCAATACAACAAAAAAATGAACTGGACAGTCTCGACTGGTTGGAGTAATTGGCACGGCAGCAATGCTGTGGGTTCCAATACCGAAACCTCACAATCGCAATTACTTTTAAAAAAGATGACTACTCATACTAATGAATGGTCATCAACAGCAGCACAATCTTACAATGTTCCAAATGATAGTGCATGGAGATGGATGGACGAAACACAAGAATCGGAAGTTTCATTTTCTACTTGGACTGAACATGATGATGGAAACGGAAACAAAAGATTGGCATTGTGGAATGCACCACATACTCAAACAGTGTATCTAGATGGATACACACAAAATCTTTTAGATAGTCAAAATCTAGATGAAGTAAGACTGTCGCCTGACGCCGACCCAACTTGGAGTTCTGTAAAAAATCCTATGACACACTCATCTTGGACGAATGGTGGGTTTATATACGCAATGGCACAATTTGATCAAAGTAATATGTATTTCTATCCAAGCTATAGATGGTTGACTGCTGGTTCGGGCTGGCCAAATTCTTATGGAAGTAATTGGTCATATGACCCATCTGGATATGGTACATATTGGAGTGTTCAGATTCTTGGTAATTCACAGGTGGATGGAATGCCACTTATGGTGGGAACATACTCACAAGGTAGTACAAACGGTAATAGTGTAAAGATAATTAAGGCGACTTTAGGGTCAGCTCAGCCAACTTGGACACAGATGGCGCATCTTGAAAATGTTCAAACTTCTGCTGCAGGAACACACCAAGGTGGATATAACTTAAATAACGATCAATTTTGGCACACATGTTCTAAAACCTTTACTGACCCAAGAGATGCAGGCAAAAAAGCGTTCTATAAAGGATATTGGGATTCATATGGAGACTTCCACCCAATGGTTGTCACTTGGAATCTAGCGGACGACACTTTTGCAATTGAAACTGATATTTCAATCACTGGGGATAAAAGTTCTGCACATGTCGCCCTACAATCTTCGACCTTTGATTCAAGTAACATAAGATGTGATTTAGTGCATACAGAAACTTGGGTTAGTAATAACCAAAGATATGTTGCATATTTTCCAATCGATGGAAGAATTAACACTGCATCCGAATCCGACCCGGCAAAGAAAACAGTAATTGTTTACTCTGTTGATGCAGCAAACCCTAAAGCTCTTACTTATCATTCTAAGTTAGATTATGGGCAAGTTGCAAGAAATATGATCTGGTTAAATGATTCTAGAACTATGCTGGGTGTTTGGTTTAAAACAAGTTTTAAAATTTATGTTTGGAACGATTCTACTGGTTGGGGCGAAACGTCAGCTATTTCAAATATAGTTACTGCAGTTGGTAGAGATTCTTTAGATAGAATTTGGTATTGTCAAGAAGACGGAGAAGTTGGGCAAAATTACCCAGAACTTCATTTGTTGACTCCAACACTACCAGTTACTGTTTCTATTACTCCAGAGAATACATCATATTCATACGCTGGTTCTAACATTAACACATTTGTAAATGTGAGTGCAATTAACGCCTCTGGTGCAAGAATTGCAACAAGTGTTAAACTAGTTATTGAAGGTAGTTCTATGACTTTTAGTGATGGTACAACTACAAAAACTGTAACAACACTTACAACTGGTGACCTACAAGTAGATACAATTATCACTGGTGCTGGATTTACAAATGTGACGGCAAGTATCGAAATCTAAAGGAGATAGTTGATGACTGTCTCTGTAGATACGGTTTCTGTCACATTAGGAATTGAAACCAGAGTAGCAGAAAAAAGTGCATCGGAATTTCCAGCGAATATTCTCGCTGGAACTCCGATTTCATTTTTTGTTAAACCTTTAGTCAGGCAAAATCCTCTTGTAGACACGATTTCAAAAATCGGTATAGTAATTGAAGATGGAGATTATAACTCTTCTTCTAATTTTTTATCTGATAGTTTACAATTAATCACAAATAATACATTAAATGTTACTGAGGTATTATCTTCTAAACTTAATATCAAAACAGAAAAAAATGATGTATATGCACTACCAGATATTAATAGCAGTGAACTTAGTATTTTAGTTAATGATACTACTCAAATTAAAACAGTAGAAATCCCAACAAACTTAAATCACATAGAAATAAAAGACGAAAGTACTTTTGATTTCTTGGGCCCTAGTGTAAATGTAAATTATCCATTGTCTTATTTGGAACAATATGTTGAGGATGCAACTAGTGGAAATTCTGGCGGAAACGCCGAATTTACTACACCCGGCACATATTCATGGACATGTCCATCAGGAGTATCTTCAGTATCTGTTGTTTGTGTTGGCGCTGGTGGCACTGGTGGATATCAATGGTCTTCTGGCGGTGGCGGAGGCGGTGGCCTTGGCTGGAAAAATAATATTCCTGTAACTGCAGGGCAATCTTATACGGTTGTAGTTGGAGACCACGGAGCTGTTTTAACAACAAACACAACTAATGCGGATGCAATGGGAAATAACTCATACTTTATAGATGTCAACACAGTTTGTGGATTCGGTGCTGGTCGTGGTGGAACTGATTCAACTGGTTCTGGAAACGGCGGATACGGTGGTGGATACACTGGTGACGGCGGTGGTCGTGGCGGTAACGGTGGATATGAAGGGTCTTGGAATAGAGCTGGCGGCGGTGCTGGTGGTTATTCTGGAAGAGGTGGTGATGGCGGAGTTAATTCATCATCGGGCGAAGCAGGACAAGGCGGCGGTGGCGGCGCAGGCGGATGGTACTCATCGACTTGGGGAACGCCTGGCGGTGGCGGTGTTGGAATTTACGGAGAAGGAACATCTGGTGGTACGGTGTCATCAAATGGCGAGGGCGGTAAAGGTGGGTCTGGTGGAGAAGACGGACATCCAGGCGAACCCATATCAAATAATTCAATATCAAGCGGTGATATTGTGGGCGGAAACTACGGAGGCGGGGGTGGCGGCTCTGGTACTTCTGCTGGAGGCGGCCCAGGCGGTACTGGTGCGGTTCGTATTGTTTGGGGCACAAATGTTGCATTCCCTACTACTAATGTGGAGAAAATTCCAACCGCTGGTTTTAATTTAACCAGTCTTTACGGCACTCAACATACTTTTTCTAACCCATTGACCAGTATGGATGCTCTTACAGATACAATATCTAATTTAAGAATAACCACGAATAAATTATATTCTTCTACTGGTTATTCCAATCCAAAATCAGTTGCAATTTTAAGTAACTCCAATAGTATTTCTGTTGAATCGGTAGAAACTGAAAAATTAATTATGACTAATAGAAATGACGAATACTTTTCGGTATCTAGTCATATTCCGTCTTCTATAGGGTTCCTCATAAAAGAAACTGAAAATTCGATTGAATATGAATTCCCAAGAAAAATAATAAAAACAGAAACTGATAAATCTGGTACAAGTCCTATCGAATCAAGTGCTCAACAAATTAATTTTATCACATACAACTTTGCGGATATTGGATATTTTGACAAAGATGGCAGAGAGTCGTTTGAACAACTAACTGATGAAAATGATCCAAGAATTGTAACCGATACTGGTGATACTGGAGATACTGGTGGAACTGGTGGTACAGGCGGGACTGGTTCTGGCCCAATTCAATCGTGGAGTTCTTGATAAATGCCTATTTCATTACCAGACAATCCGACTGATGGACAAACGGTTCAAATCGGAACAATCATTTATACATATGACGCAACAGTTGGAGTGTGGAATTCCAACAGTGCAGTAGGCCCAACTCTTACTCCAGCAACTGTAACAACCTCAGATACTGCACCATCTAATCCTAGTAACGGAGATATGTGGTTTGATAGTTCTGTAGGAAAAACATTTATCTGGTATGATGATGGAACATCTGCACAATGGGTTCAAATGAACCCAAATACATCTGGTGGAGGCTCTAGTGATGCAGGTGGCGAATCTCCAATTATATTAACAGAACCACCAACAACACACATTTTAAATACCGATGGAACTGCCAGTACACTTACAATGGTTGCAGAAGACCCAGAAGGATTTGATATTACCTATGGAATTGTATACAAAACCACAGGAAATACGAGACCAGTACAACTTTCTGCAGACACCACAGTAAATACAAGTGGAGTTTATACATTTACTCCAACCACAACTAATAGTGACGGAGGGAATTTTACAGCGAGACTAAGTGCATCAGATGGCGCAAAAACTACTACTAGATTAGTAGATTTTAGTTTAGAGTTTGACTTTACTTCAGATGAAGTTCTTATTGTCGCCGGCGGCGGCTCTGGCGCCAATGGAGGCGGTGGTGGCGCTGGAGGACTTCTTTACTTTGGAACAAATACTACTCCCAAAACTCCAAATGGTAGTGCTCCAGTGTTTCAAAAAAATGTTGCTTATACAATAACGGTTGGAGATGGCGGCAATATCAATAATTTTGGGCCCTTAGGTTGGGGTGGTGAACATGGTAAAAATAGTTCAATAAGTGGAGATGGATTAACCACATCTACCTATACTGCAATCGGCGGCGGGGGTGGTGCCGCCGGCAATTACACAAATGGTTCTAATTATAACGCAGGATATATTGGTGGTGACGGTGGTTCTGGTGGAGGTGGCGGCGGCAACTACGCAGGAGGTGGCCCCTTAATGCCTGGGGGTTCTGGGGTTTCTGGACAAGGTTATGATGGTGGAAATGGTTCCGCTGTATCAAACAGCCCAGCCGGTGCTGGTGGTGGTGCTGGTGCTGTCGGTGGCGATTACACTACAAAAATTGGTGGTGATGGATTAGAATATGATATCACTGGAACCGCTACTTATTATGCTGGTGGTGGAGGCGGCGGCAGTTATAACGCTGGGGAAGGAGCTGGAGGTCTTGGAGGTGGTGGCGCTGGATTTACTTATTTTGCTTCTTACAACGCCTCTACAGATGATGGAGTCCCAAATACAGGCGGTGGCGGTGGCGGTGGTTCTGGTTCCAATTCTAATGGTGGATCGGGTATTGTCATTATAAAAATACCTAATACAATTACTGCAACAGGAACTGGATTTACTGAAACCACTACTGGAAATTCAAAGGTTTTATCATTCACTTCTTCTGGAAGTGTAACATTTGGTTAAATAAAGGTAAAAAATGGCAATTAATTTTCCAAGCAATCCGACAAATGCACAAGAAGTAACAGAGGGTAATGTAACATATGTTTACAATGCCACAAAAGGTTATTGGGAAAGTTCTGAAGTTTCTTCTGGTGGTGGTGCATCTATAACTGTCTATGCAGATATGACTGCGTTAATAGCTGCAACTGGAATGTCTGATGGAGATCAAGCATTTGTTACCGCAAACAACAATCTTTATCTCTATTCTGGAACTGGTTGGTATAAGATTGCTACAGTACAAAACGATTCGCCTAGTGCGATCACTGGAGTGGATGGAACTTATTCACTCGCTATAGATGGAACACCTACAGTTATTACTGCTGTTTCTACAGACCCAGAAGGATTCCCTCTGACATGGAGTTATTCTACAAGTGGACTTGGTAGCATCGCTACAATAAGTCAAGCAGATAATGTATTTACTATTACACCTAGCACTACAGAAGCAGACGCTGGTACATTTACTTTAACACTTAATGCGACTGATGGTGTGAATGGAGCGGTGAGTACAAATACATCTATATCCTTGCAATTTCAGGTTTTAAATAGTAATTACACAACTTTATTAGCAACAGCGGTAGATACATCAAATAATAGTAGTTTTACAGATTCTTCAACAAATGCATTAACACTTTCGCCTATAAATGCACCCACATCAAGTTCATTTAGTCCGTATAGGCATGGTGGATACTCGACTTATTTTGATGGTAGTGGGGATTATTTAGAACCATCATCTTCAACAAATACAACAAATTTTGGGACTGGCGATTTTACCTGTGAGTTTTGGTATTACCCTAATGTTTCAGGAACACAACAAAACATTCTTGATAATTTTGGAAATGCTCAAGTAGCGATTTATAGAAACTCATCAAACATTTTAAATTATTATATTGCCGGAGATCGCATTTCATCGACTACTGCATTGGTCGCCGGTGCTTGGTATCACGTTGCACTTGTAAGAAGCTCCGGCACAAGTAAGTTATACATAAATGGTGTACAAGAAGGTTCGAACTACTCAGATACAACAAATTTTTCTGGCGGTTCAACATACCCTAGAATTGGAAGTTCGTATTTGAATACGGTTGGTGTAAATGGGTATGTTAGTGATCTGCGTATCGTCAAAGGCACCGCTGTCTATACTTCTGCATTTACACCGCCAACAACACGCCTTACAGCAATCACAAATACTAGCCTACTTACTTGCCACTTACCATACATTACTGATGGTTCAACAAATGATCATACGGTGGGTGTCGCCGGTAACGTTTCAACGCAACCATTTAGCCCATATGATTATCTTTCATACGATTCAGCAACACACGGTGGTTCAATTTATTTTGATACCAGTGGTTCTACTGCAACAAGTGGTGGATCGGGACAATATGTTCAAAGTGCATTATCCTCTGAACTAACACTTGATACTAACGATTTTACTATAGATTGTTGGGTATATGGTATTAGTAAAGCTCGTAATTATCCAAGAGTATTACAAATTGGCCCACAGAACACTCCGTGGGGATCAAATCAATTGTCGATATTATACAAACACAATGATGATAATGATTCTATATGTTTAGCAATGCAAGGCATTGGGGGTAATGCAATGCTAATTGCTAGTGGCCCAATAAGTGATAATCAATGGTATCATGTAGCCATTACTAGATCAGGAAGTACATTTACTATGTATATCAATGGTGAATCTGTTGGAACATACACAAGTACAGGAAGTGCAACAGGAACAGGGGATAAAGCAATTTTAATTGGTAGTAGTAGCGCTGGTGATAGTGACTTTAATGGGTACATTTCTGATTTGCGTGTTTTTAATGGTACAGTTGTATATACAGGAAACTTTACACCACCAACTGAACCAGTTAGTTCTTCGGCCGCAGCGGTTCATGTAATTGGAACAGACGCTTCGATTATAGATAAGTCTCAAAACGCTAACCTAAAGTTGATTGGTAATACTACTGGTTCAACGACTCAGGTTAAGTTTGCGGATACTAAGTCAATGTATTTTGATGGCAGTGGTGATTACGCCGCTTCGAATGTGTTAGCTTTGGGGTCAGATGATTTTACTATAGAAGCGTGGATTTATTTTAATACAGATCCTACAGTAGGCATGGGGCTTTATCAACTAGCTAACGGTGTCCTAACCTCTAGTGTTTTAGGGCCAGCTGCGGGTATGGCCAACAGTGGGAATTGGGCTATCTATGTTGGCACTAGCGTAGTATTTGCTAATACTGGAGCTGCTGTTGCAAGTACTTGGTATCATGTAGCTCACGTTAGAAATTCTGGAACTGCAAAATTATATGTAAATGGCACTGAATTAATTTCTACAGCTGATACAAACATTTATACCGGCACAGATTTGGTTATAGGAGGATGGTACAGTAGTCCTTATTTATTGAATGGATATATTTCAGATTTTCGTGTTACCAAAGGCCTAGCACGATACACCGCAAACTTTACACCGCCCACAGAACCATTAAAAGGTTAACTTAAAAAACATATAAATAGTCATATCAAAAGAGAGGTATGACATGGCCGTAGTTACATCTAGAGCTGAATTTAAAGAATATTGTCTTAGAAAACTAGGTTCTCCAGTTATTCAAATAAATGTCGCAGATGAACAAGTAGAAGATCGTGTAGACGATGCACTAGAGTTTTATCGTGACTATCATTTTGATGCGGTAGAGGATGTTTTTCTTAAGCACCAAATAACTGAAGACGATATTACAAATCGATATATTCCTATTAATGACTTAGTAATTGGAGTTAAAAGAGTAATTCCTCTTTACGAAAAATTCAGTCACAGTACAAACATGTTTGATGTTAGATATCAAATGTTCTTAAACGATGTTTATAATTTAAGAAGTACGGAGATGTTATCATACGAATTGACTCAAAGTCATATTCAATTAGTCAATGATATGATTACTGGACAAGTTCCTATCAGATTTAACAGACATCAAAACCAACTTCATCTTGATATTGATTGGGATGAAGCATTAGTTGTTGGTGAGTTTATTATTGTAGAAGCAATGAGGGTTCTTGACCCCAATGTTTATACAGATGTTTGGAATGACAGATGGTTAAAAAGATACGCAACCGCACTGATTAAAAAACAATGGGGAGAGAATTTATCGAAGTACGAAGGCATTGCGATGCCTGGAGGTGTGACCTTCAATGGTTCCAGAATTCTTGATGAAGCAAATCAAGAAATAGAACAACTGGAACAAGAAATGTCTTTAAGTTATGAACTTCCTGTAGACATTATGGTGGGATAGTCATATGGCTACAAATCAGTATTTTAACACTATATCATTTGCACCAGAGCAATCCTTAACAGAAAATCTTGTCGCTGAATCGATTCAGATTCATGGACAGGATATGTATTATCTGAAAAGAACCGATGTAAACGAAGATACTGTTTTTAACGAGTCAACTATAAGTGAATTTAACGATGCATTTTCTATAGAAATGTATATCGAAGATGCAGATGGTTTCCAAGGAGAGGGAGACTTCTTATCCAAGTTTGGATTAGAAATTAGAGATCAATTAAATCTTATTGTATCTATTAAAAGGTGGGATGAAGAGTCCACAATCCAAACCCCACAAGAAGGCGACTTAGTATATTGGCCATTGCAAGATAAAGTATATGAAATTAAATTTGTAGAAGACGAAGTTTCCTTCTGGCAATTAGGTAAAAGATATGTCTATAGACTATCGACAGAATCATTTGAATTCTCAAGTGAAAAGTTTAATACAGGAATTGATGAAATTGATGATATTCAACAACATACATTTGTTACTGTCGATTTAACTTTGGGTACTGGAACTGGTGATTTTATCGTAGGCGAAATAGTATATCAGGGTGCAAACTTCGATTCAGCAACAGCAACAGGTACAGTAGAAACTTGGAATTCTGGAACTAAGGTTTTGAAACTTTCAAACCTTACGGGGAGTTTTGCACAAAACACAAATACTGTTGGTAGAGACAGTGGTGCAAATTATCTATTGGGTGCAACGCAACAGATTGTATATACAGAAAACAAAACAACAGATACCACAGATGGAACTTCTGGACAAGACACAGTATTCACTGGTTCAAGTTCAAATGTAGAAAAGGTTATCGACTTTACTGTTGGAAACCCATTCAGTGAGGATTACTAATGTTAGGTAATAGTCCATATTATAGAAGTACAATTAGAAACTATGTTATTGCATTTGGTTCTATATTCGATGATATTACTATCGATAGAAGAAACGCCAATGGAGATGTGTTGGAAACGATTAAGGTTCCTCTTGCATACGGCCCTTCACAAAAATATCTGGCAAGAATAAATCAACCAGCAGGAAATCTTGGAGATTCTGTTGCAATCACTTTGCCTAGAATGAGTTTTGAAATTTCTGGATTTACATATGCACCAGAAAGAAAATTTTCTAAAACACAAAAAATGTCTAGACAAAATTCTACAGACCCAAATACTAAAAATTATGTATATAATCCAGTCCCTTATGATATTGGATTTACTTTAACAGTCATGGCAAAAAATGCGGATGACGCAACTCAAATAGTAGAACAGATATTACCATACTTTACTCCTACCTTTAATATACCAATAAAAGAAGCAAATGAGTTAAGTATAATTCGTGATACAGGATTGACATTAAATTCTGTTTCATACGAAGACGATTATGAAGGAGACTTTTTATCTAGAAGAGCCCTTCTATGGACATTAGAATTTACATTAAATGGATTTTTCTATGGTGTTCCAAGAGAACAAAACATCATTAGAACAAGTACTGCAACAGTGGGAGACTTAGATAGTTCAGAAGTTACATATGCACAAGCAACAGTAACAACTGACCCTAGTAATGCACTTCAGACAGATAACTATGAATTTTTAACTACATTTAATGAAGACTTTGGAGAATAACAATGAAGAAACTAGATGATGAGCAGTTAAGTAAGTTTCTTGAAATCGATAACAAAATAGAAAAGAAATCGCAAGAGATAATAGAACGTCAAAAAAATAATGTTGAAATTTATAAAGACAAAGAATCTAGAAACGAAGATATTGAAGAAGACTATCAATATCACAGAGAACTTTTAAAAGATTTGGTTTCTATGGGTCAAGAATCTTTACAAAATTTGATGATGATTGCAAGGGAAAGTGAACACCCCAGAGCATATGAAGTGACTGCAGGACTTCTAAAAACCACTGGTGATTTAGCAAAAGATTTAATAGAACTTCAATTAACAATGAATAAAATAGAAAACACTAAAGACGGTGGAGTTCCACAAAAAGTAGTGAATAACGCAATATTGGTTGGAAGTACCAATGAACTCTTAGAAAGACTAAGAGGTAAAAATAGAGAAGAAGATACTGATGAGTGAAGTATATCACAACAACCCCAATCTAAAGGCAGCTGGGGTTGAAATTGAATGGACTGAAGAACAGGCCGCAGAATATGTCAAGTGTATGGAAGACCCTATACATTTTATTAAGACATATATGAAGATTGTCAATGTTGATAAGGGTTTGGTAAACTTTGACCTATATCCATTCCAAGAAAAGATGATTAGATCATTTCATGATGAAAGATTTACTATTTGTAAAATTGGGAGACAGTCTGGTAAGTCTATTACATGTATTGCATTCTTTCTTCACTATATTCTTTTCAACAAAGATGTTTCTGTTGCATTACTTGCAAACAAACTTGCTACTGCAAGGGAATTATTAAGCAGACTACAAAGAGCATACGAGAATCTTCCAAAATGGTTACAACAAGGCGTGATGGTTTGGAATAAAGGTTCTATCGAATTAGAGAACGGTGCAAAGGTACTTGCAGCTGCAACATCATCAAGTGCAATTCGTGGTGGTTCTTTTAATATTCTTTTCTTGGACGAATTTGCATTCGTTCCAAATGAAATTGCAGAGGAATTTTTTAATTCTGTGTATCCTACAATTTCATCTGGTGAATCAACTAAAGTTCTTATTGTATCAACTCCGCAAGGAATGAATCATTTCTATAAATTGTGGGTTGATGCAGAAGAAGGAAGAAATACATATAATCCTATTTCTGTACACTGGAGTGAAGTACCAGGCAGGGATGAGGAGTGGAAAAAAACAACAATTAAAAATACATCTGAAGAACAGTTCAGACAAGAATTTGAAACTGAGTTTTTAGGAAGTTCAAACACTTTAATTAGTCCAACAAAATTAAAAACTCTGGCATATAGAAATCCAATTGAGAAATTAGAAAATGGAAGTCTAAAAATATATGAGAAGCCTAGAGAAGGAAGAGTATATTTTACTACAGTAGATGTATCTAGAGGTAGAGGATTAGATTATTCTGCATTCTCTATATTTGATGCGTCTGAAGTTCCGTATAAACAGGTTGCAGTTTTTAGGTCGAATTTAATTCCTCCCATGGTATATCCTACTGTAATTAAAAAGATGTGTCAGATATATAATGACTCTTATGTTTTGATAGAAGTGAATGATGTTGGACAACAAGTTTCGGATATATTATACCATGAGTTAGAATATGAAAATATGATAAGTATTCATAATGACACAAGAAAAGGGCAAAGTGTTAGTGGTGGTTTTGGTGGAAGAGGCGGAACTACACTAGGAATTAGAACAACAAAGGCAACTAAAAAAATAGGATGTTTAAATCTTAAGAGTTTAGTTGAGGAAGATAAAATTTTCATACAAGATTTTGATACAATCAATGAATTAACAAGTTTTATTTCGAAGGGTCATAAATATCAAGCAGATGTTGGTAAAAATGACGATTTGGTGGACACATTAATTTTGTTCTCTTGGATGACAACAGATGACTATTTTAAAGAACTATCTGATATTGACACCAGAAACGAAATTTATGAAGAGAGATTAAGAAATATTGAGGAAAATATGTTACCATTTGGATTTATTTCATCCAGTTATGATTTCGAATCTTTTGTTGATGCTGATGGAGACAGGTGGACTACAGAAGACACCAATTAGGTAATTAGGTGAATTTGTTGTTTTTATAAATAAATAGAAAATACACTATAAAATAATTTAAAGGAGATAAAAAATGGCATTCCAAGTAAGTCCTGGCGTTAACATTTCAGAGATTGATGCTTCTACAAGTGTTCCAGCATTAGCCACTAATACTGGTGGTTTAGTTGGTAGATTTAGTAAAGGCCCAATTGACGAAATCGTAACCGTAAGTAGCGTTGAAGAATTGAGACATCATTTTGGCGACCCAGCCGAAGACAACTATAGATCATGGTTCACAGCGGCTAACTTCCTTTCATATTCAAATTCATTGAAAGTTGTTAGAGTTGCGAATGATGATGATTCGAATGACGCAAATAGAATTAAAAACGCAATATCTGGTATTGCTTCTGCAACTATTGCAACTGCAAGAACAGACAATTTTACTGGACAGTCTTCAACAACTGATACAGTATTTGGTTCATCTGCACAATCATTTAGTTATGCAGTTAATACTACTGCACCAACTGCAAGTGTTGATTTACACACAACCGCAGATAGTGCAGGAAATTATCTGTTACCAAGAACAGATACTAGCAATGCATTAGTTACTAGTTCTGGTGCTGCAACTGGAACCGATACTCCAGTTCGTATTCTTTCTGGTGCTGATGTTCAGGTTTCTGTAAGAGGTGTAAATGAAACTTCTGGAGGACTTGTTCCAACAGCACGTTACTCTCTATCTGGACAAGCAATCACATTTGAAACACCAGTTGGACAAACAGCAAACTCTGGGCCATATTACATCCATTCATCGGATGGTGCCGCAGTTAGTGCTGCAACAACAAATCTTGGTTCTGGTTTTTATTATCCAGTATATGATAGAGTTTCTGACGCAGAAATCGCTGATGCAGGAACATATAATGGTGATGGAGTCGCTGTAGCTTACTTCTTCCAAAAGTATGGTGGTGGAATTACGCTGACTTCTGACACAAACGATACTGTTACTTTAGATAACGCAGACCATGGTTTCCAAGTTGGTGATGCAGTCATCTATGTAGAAAATGGTGGTGCTGCAGTAGGTCTTACTGACGGAACAGTTTATTATGTTGCATCTGTAAATGCTGCAACAATTGGACTTTCTGCAACATTTGACTTCCAAGCAAATACTGCTGGTTCTGCTGTTGACATTTCAGTAGATACAATTTCACCAAACGTTGCTGGTGGTAACATTTACAAAGTTTGGTATATGCCAGATGAGTTTGAAAATACTGCAACAGCTGCTGCTCCTGCAAACACTGCAATTAAATTGTTCGCAGATGCAAACGACCAAGTTGTAGTCAATGTCGCACAACAGACTGTTTTCACATTGACAAATGCGCCAGGTACATATGCAGTAGAAAATCAATCTATTGCTGCAACAAATGATGTTGACGGTGTATATGCATCTACAGACTTTACAATTGCTGCAAACAGTGCGGATTTCACATTCCTTTCAAATGCACCACTTACAGGTGAAACAGTAACTATTACTGTTCCTGCAAGACGTTCATTTACACTTGGACAAGCTGTTAACGCAACACAAACAGTAGAAGTTACGGTTAATGGTGTTCCATACACAGAAGGTGCTGCAACTAATGGATTTAGTTTAGTTGGAGACAGAACAAGAATCTTGTTTGCAACCGCTCCTGCTGGTGGTGATGCCATCGTTGTAAGAACAAACTTACCAGAAGAAACAACGTATACATTTAATACAACAGTATATCTTCCAAATAAAGATGCATTTGATGCACTTGGATTTGGCAATGCCGCATTTAGTGGACACGAATTTGCATTTAAAGACGCCGGTTCTGTTGGTAATAGATACAAGGTCTATCTTGTAGATGAGTCTTCATATGATAACTTTGTAATCAATGAACCATCAATCGCTGCGGTTCTTAGTGGAGTTCCGTCTGCTTCTGATAATACCGTTGACCCAGTAACCAATGATGCACAAGGTATTTCGATTGTTGTTACTGAATTGTCTCCTGCTGGTGAAACAGTAGTAGAAGTTTTAGAAAATATGTCAAAAGCAAATAACGGTAAGACTGAAGATGGTACAAACATCTACTATGTTGACCGTATTAACAACTTGTCGAAGTATGTTTATGTTCTTAATCATCCAACAGGTACTACCGATTGGGGTCAGGATATTACATTAACAAAGACAAGTTTTGCAAGACTTAACACAACAGGTTCCGCAGCTGGTGCAGAACAATATGTTGAAAGAGAGTTTGGAAACGGTAGAAACGGAATCTCACCTACAACTGGTGCTTTCTCTAACGGAACAGATTTGTTTGCTGATTCTGAGAATGTTGATATCGCATTCCTGCTTGCTGGTGAAGCACTTGAAATTGCATCTAGTGTAGATGCCGCAAGAGCTGCAGCTGCAAAACTTATCCAAGTTGCTTCTGACAGAAAAGATACAGTTGCATGTCTGTCTCCAAGATATGCGGATGTAGTTACTGATGCAAATGCAAGAAGTTCGGATGCACAAATTGCATTCTGGAGAAGTGTTGGTTCAAACAACTATGCATTTGTAGATTCAAACTATAAATATCAGTATGATAAGTACGCTGACAAGTTCCGTTGGGTTCCTTTCAATGGAGATGTTGCTGGTTTGATGGTTAGAAGTGAACAAGAAAGAGATGCATGGTATTCTCCTGCCGGATTTAACCGTGGTAACATCAAAAATGTTGTTAAAACACTTCAAACACAGGACAAAGCAGACAGAGATTCGTTGTATAAAAATGCAATTAATCCAGTCGTTAACTTCTCTGGACAGGGAACAGTATTATTTGGTGATAAGACATTCACTACCAAGAGTTCTGCATTCAGTAGAATCAATGTTAGAAGATTGTTTATTGTACTTGAAAAGTCTATTGCTGCCGCTGCCAAGTTCACTCTGTTTGAGTTCAATGATGAGTTCACTAGATCACAGTTTACTTCTCTTATCGAACCATTCTTGCGTGAAGTACAAGGAAGAAGAGGTATTTACGACTTCAGAGTAGTTTGTGATGAAACAAACAACACTGCCGAAGTGATTGATCAGAATCAATTCGTGGGTGACATCTACATTAAACCTGCAAGATCGATCAACTTCATTCAACTCAACTTTGTTGCAGTTAGAACTGGTGTTGATTTTGATGAAATTGTTGGTGCAGTTTAATATAAATAGATTAGAAAACAGGAGAAAATAAACAATGGCATTCAACATAGAACAATTTAAGTCAAACTTTGCAGATGGTGGCGCTCGTCCTAACTTATTTAGAGTTAGAATGAATTTCCCTGCTGGGGTAGGTGCTGCCGCCCCAACAGAACTTGCATTCGTTGTAAGAGCTGCTCAGATTCCTTCTTCAACAATCGCTCAGATTGATGTTCCTTACTTTGGTAGACAGGTAAGGGTTGCTGGTAATAGAACATTTGAACCATGGACTGTTACTGTTATCAATACTGAAGAGTTTGGTGTAAGAAATTCTCTGGAACAGTGGATGAACGCAATCAATCAACATAACTTGAATACACAACAGTTTGCATCAAATTCGCTTGCCGCTTACAAATCAAATGCATTTGTAGAACATTACGGCAAGGACGGACAAGGAAATGTTATCGCTCGTTACGAGTTTAGAGGATTATTCCCTACTGAACTAGGTGCAGTAGAACTTTCTTGGGACGCAAACGATCAGTTGGAAGAATTTACAGCAACATTCGCATATGACTATTGGCAGCATGATAACGTTGTAACTTCTTAATTTAAATAATTAAAGAGTTGGATATAGTATGGAAATTAAATTATTTGGCTTCACTCTTCTAAAAACTGGAGAGGAAAACAAAAATCTTAAATCATTCGTCCCACCAAGTGGGGCGAATGATGAAGACACCTTAGAAGTTTCTTCGAATTTTTACAGTACATTCTTAAATTTAGAAAATACCGCAAGAAGCGATCAAGAACTTATCGATAGATATAGAGATATGTCAATCTATCCAGAAGTCGAGGTTGCTATTGACGATATTGTTTCTGAAGCAATAGTTAATGAAACGGATGATTATCCAGTTAAATTATTAACTAAAAATCTTGAGCAGACAGAAACTGTAAGAAGAAAAATCACAGAAGAATTCAATAACATTTTAAATATTCTTGATTTTAAAAATCAAGGATACGATATCTTTCGATCTTGGTATATAGATGGAAGACTTTATTTTCACATCATTATTGATGAAAATAAACCAAAAGAAGGTATCAAAGAACTCAGAAAAATCGACCCACGCACTATCAAAAAAGTCAAAGAAATAGAAAAGGACGAAAAGCCTGGTGGGCCCACATTAATTAAATCAGTAAAAGAATTTTATTTGTATAATGAAAAGGGTATTATTAATGGTGCAGATAAAACTACAGGCATTCCCATTTCTCCTGATGCGATTGCTTATGTAAGTTCTGGACTAAAAGATGCAAAAAGAAATTATACAATTGGATACTTACACAAGGCAATTAAAGCACTAAATCAATTAAAAATGGTAGAAGACTCTGTAGTAATATACAGATGGACAAGAGCACCAGAAAGAAGAGTTTTCTATATTGATGTTGGTAATCTTCCTAAAATTAAGGCAGAACAATATATTGCCGACATTATGAATAGATATAAGAATAAAGTTGCATATGATTCATCTACTGGTGAAATTAAAGATGAACGCAAACATATGTCTATGTTGGAAGATTTTTGGTTCCCAAGAAGAGAAGGTGGTAGAGGAACAGAAATTGAGACTCTGCCTGGCGGAACAAATTTGGGAGAAATGGAAGATGTATTATACTTCCAGAAAAAGTTATATAAATCTTTAAATGTTCCTGCATCTAGATTAGAACCAGATCAGTCTCTTGCATTAGGAAGAGCGACTGAAATTTCTAGAGATGAATATAAATTTAATAGATTTATTGTTAGACTTAGAAATCAATTTAGTAATTTATTTTTAGATTTACTTAAGACACAATTGATTTTGAAAGGTGTGATTACATCAGAAGAGTGGAAATCAATCTCACAAGAATTGATTTTTGATTTTACACAAGATTCATATTATTCAGAAATTAAAAATTCTGAAATGATTAGAGATAGGATTACACTCGCCGGTGAGATGGCAGATCAAATTGGCAAGTACTACTCCAACACTTGGGTACAGAGAAATATTCTAAAACTCAGTGATGAAGAAATTAAAAATATGAAAGATGAAATTGCGAAAGAGGCGGATGATCCGCTTTTTGGTAAAAAAGAAGATGAGGGTTTTTAAATGACAGAGAATGAAGATAATATAAATAATATAACAATAGATATTGTAGATAATTCTGTTTTAGGTAAAGCGTCCGCTGTTACTGATGATATTAAATCATTACTTGATGCAAAGAGACAGGAAGAAATCGACAATTACAAACAGGATTTTGCAAAAACAATGTTTAATAATCCTGTACATAGTGATGTTGAAAACGAAGAATAAATATTAAAGGGTTTAAAAGATGCATTCTTTTTTAGAATTCTTGGAGGATGACTTAGATGAAGCTGTTAAAAGAAAAATAGTCATCAGAAAAGGTAAGAGAAAAATTAAATATGTGTCTGATAAGGCCGGTTATAAAGTAATTAACAAGAGAGAGGTCAAGATTAATCCAGGCGATATGCGAAAAATGAGTATTAGAAATACTCGTTCCGCAAGAAAAAGAAAAGGCAAGATTAATGTTGCAAATCTCCGTAGAAGAAGATCACTTCAAAGAAGGACAGGACTATGAAACTAATTACAGAAGTAGTTGAAGACATTCTGGTAGAATCTAAAGGAAAAGACCTTTTTATCGAAGGTATTTTCTTGCAATCAAATGTCAAAAATAGGAATGGTAGAGTATATCCTACAGAAGTTCTCGAAAGAGAAGTTGAGAGATATAACGAAAACTACATTCAAAAAAATAGAGCATTTGGAGAACTTGGACACCCAGAAGGCCCGACTATCAATCTGGAAAGAGTTTCCCATATGATTAAAGAGCTTAAGAGAGATGGTGATAATTTTATTGGTAAAGCAAAAATTATGACAGATACTCCTTATGGCGCTATCGTTAATAACCTTATTAAAGAAGGTGCATCTTTAGGTGTTTCTTCTAGAGGTATGGGTAGTGTAAAACAGTCTGGTGGTGCAAATGTTGTTCAAGATGATTTTTATCTTGCAACCGCCGCAGACATCGTTGCAGACCCTTCTGCACCTAATGCATTTGTAGAAGGTATTATGGAAGGTAGAGAGTGGGTTTGGGAAAACGGTATTATTAGAGAAGCTCGAATTGCAGAATACCAAGACTCTCTCAAAAAGGCCAAAAGGCAACAATTAGAAGAAACAAAACTGAGAGTTTTCAAAGATTTTGTGTCAAAACTTTAAATATTATAAATAAATATAAATTAAAACTCTAAGGAGAAACAAAATGGAAGATTTAAAAAACGAAGATATGATTGAAGAAGTTGTTGCTTCTGAAGCCGAAGAGATTGATTCTCAGGTAGAAGAACTAATTGATGACCTTCAAGAAGATCAAGAAAATGTCACTGAGGCAAAAACTTCTAAAAAAGAAGATATGCATGGTGATGATGAAGACGAAGACGAAGCTGAGGAATCAGTAAAGAAAGAGTCTAAAACTTCTAAGAAAGAAATGGCAGATGATGAAGACGAAGACGATGAAGAAGTCGCAGAGTCTAAGTCATCTAAGAAAGAAGATATGCATGGTGACGAAGACGAAGACGAAGACGAAGAAGAAGTCAAAGAGTCTCCTAAGAAAAAAATGAATGCATCTTATAAGGTTGCCAAAGAAGATATCGATGTCAAAGAAGACGTTGATGCTATGCTTGCTGGACAAGAACTTACTGAAGAATTCCAGTCACAAGTTAAAACCATTTTCGAAGCAGCTGTAGTTGCTAAAGTAAACGAACAGTTGGAAAAAATGTACGAAGATTATGAAAAAGAACTTCATGAAGAAGTTTCTCATATCCGTGAAGATATTTCAGAAAAAGTGAATGAGTATCTTACTTATGTCGCTAAAGAGTGGGTTGAAGAAAATAAACTCGCCGTTGAAAACAAACTGAAGTTAGAAGTTATGGAAAACTTCATGTCAGGACTCAAAACTCTGTTTGAGGAAAACTATGTTGATGTTCCAGAAGATAAAATTGACCTTTATGGGGATGCATTATCTTCTCTTGAGGAAAAAGAGACAAAATTGGATGAGTCAGTTCAGAAGAATATCGAATTGACAAAGAAAATTGAATCTCTAGAGACCGAAATCATTCTAAAGGATGTAACAGAAGGACTTACAGTTTCGCAGGTTGAAAAAGTAAGAACACTTTCTGAGAGTGTTGATTTCGTGAACGCCGATGATATGAGAAATAAGATTACATTGATCAGAGATAATTATTTTCCATCTGAAACAAGTGTGGAAAGCGAAAGTATTCTCGCTGAGAGTGCATTAGAAACTTCTGTAGAGGATTCGCCAGTGGTTAAAGAGGAAAATAAATTTCAATCGGTTATGGATATTTATGCGAGAGCACTAAATAAACCTAAAGATTAAAATTTTATAAATAATATTATAGAACAAACATTATCTATTTAAGGAGAAAAAAATGCACGACTATAACGAGAACTTTGTTCAACAGTTAAAAGAAAAGTGGGCACCTGTTCTTGACCATGGTGAACATGCCGAGATTACAGACCCATACAGAAAGGCAGTAACTGCTATTCTTCTTGAGAATACAGAACAAGCCACAATCAAAGAAAACGCCTTAGGACGTTCTTCTTTGGATCAACTTAACGAGGCACCAACAAGTGTTGCACCAACAGGTGCTGCTTCTGGAAATATCCAGTATGCAGATCCAGTCATCATTTCTATGCTTCGTAGAACTGCACCAAACCTAATGGCATATGACCTTTGTGGTGTACAGCCAATGACAGGACCAACTGGACTTATCTTTGCGATGCGTTCACGTTATTCTAGTCAGACTGGTACAGAAGCATCATTCAATGAAGCTAACACAGAGTTTTCTGGTGATGTTGCAGGACCAAATCACTCAGGTACAGATCCATTCGCTGGTGCTGTTATCACAGCAAATGCATTGGATGAGACAAATTCAACAGTAACAACTGGTGTCGGCGGTTCAACTGCACAGGGTGAATTGTTAGGTAACGGTTCTACAATGACTGCAGATGGTCACTTCAACCAAATGGCATTCTCAATTGAGAGAGTATCAGTAACTGCAAAAACAAGAGCATTGAAAGCTGAGTACACAACTGAACTTTCACAAGACTTGAAAGCGGTTCATGGACTTGATGCAGAAGCAGAACTTTCAACAATTCTTTCTACAGAAATCACTGCAGAAATCAACCGTGAAGTTCTTCGCACAATGTACGGTATCGCAAAACTTGGTGCTCAGTCTCAGGTAACTAACACAGGTATCTTCGATCTTGCTGCAGATGCAGATGGACGTTGGTCAGTTGAGAAGTTCAAAGGACTTATGTTCCACATTGAGAGAGAAGCAAATACAATTGCTAAAGAAACTCGCCGTGGTAAGGGTAATGTAATCGTTTGTTCTTCAGACGTTGCTTCCGCACTTGCAATGGCAGGTCTTCTTGACTACAACCCACAAATGTCAACAGGTTTGAATGTTGATGACACTGGTTCGACATTTGCTGGAACACTTAACGGACGTTTCAAAGTATACATTGACCCATACTTCTCGTCTGCAAACAACACTGACTTCGTAATGGTTGGATTCAGAGGTACATCACCATATGACGCTGGATTCTTCTATTGCCCATACGTTCCACTACAGATGGTTCGTGCAGTTGGTGAGAACAGTTTCCAACCAAAAATCGGGTTTAAGACTCGTTATGGATTGGTTGCTAACCCATACGCAGAAGGTACAACAGTTGGTAACGGTGCTCTTACAGCTCGTGCAAATACCTACTACAGAATCTTCCGTGTAGACAATATCAATTCTGTATAATAACAACAAAATAGATTGATAGTACTTAGGGGGAGTTTTACTCCCCCTTTTTTTTGGCATAAATAATATGTGAAAAGGAGATTATAATGGATCTTGTAACAAATTCTGTAAATTTTTTAAATACACAAAACTTTACATTTAATAGTAATATGTGTCCATCATTAGGCCCATATGTACAAGAGTTAACTTTGCCCGGCATACAGTTAGGAGAGGCGATCGCTGAAACCCCATTCGTTGCAAGAAAAGAGCCAGGGGATAAGTTGATATATTCTCCATTGGGCATTTCATTTACAGTAGATGAAGATATGAAGAACTGGTTGGAAGTTTACGATTGGATTACTGCACTTGGTTTCCCAGAAAATTTTCAACAATATGGAAATTTCCAAAACGCAAAAAGAATTAACTTAAAATCTGTATTTGATGACCTCACAATTCTTGTAAATAATAATCAAGAACAACCAATTATAAGAGTCACATTTAAAGATGCATTTCCAATCTCTATTGGAGATATCCCATTAACGACATCCGCAACTGAGGCGGCCCCACCAGTCGCACAGGCAGATTTTCAGTACAGAAACTATGTGGTGGAACGATTATAAATAATTATTAATTGAATGGATTTTTTATCATGAGTGAATACTCTAACTTATTATCAAAAATAGCAGAACTTACCAAAGAGTCCGAAAAGGATGTTAAGATTGATTTTCTAAGACTAGAAGACGAACTAGTTCACAATCAAAATCTAATCGGTAAGTGGATGACCTACCAACAAGTAAATCAGACAAAACTTCAGTTTATTGAACTCGACTATAAAAAATTAGTCGGTGATAAAATGAAGTACTATACAGGTAAGATGTCTGAAGATGAAATCATATCCAAAGGATGGCAGATAGAGGGCACCAGAATTCTTAAATCTGATGTAGGTTCTTGGATGGATAGTGATCCAGATGTTTTAAAGTTAAAAAAGAATGTTTTACTTCAAAATCAAATTTTAGATTTAATTAGTAAGACATTAGACATATTGATAGACCAAAAGAAATGGACTATAAAAAATTACATAGACTGGAAAAAGTGGTTAGAAGGTAATTAATGTCTAAATTTTATGCTGCTAAATTAAATGAGGTTTACTTACAAGTAGACGCAGATGAACTGCACATGTTAAAGGAGCTTGTGGATTACTTCACATTTAAAGTTCCTGGCGCTGAATTTATGCCTGCATATAAAAACAAGTATTGGGATGGTAAAATCAGGCTGTTCAATCCGACTAATTGCAAATTGTATGTTGGACTACTAAATCAGTTAAAATTTTTCTGTGATAAAAACGGATACGAACTGTCCTTTGAAGATGACTTAACGGATACAAATTTTACAGATAACAACTTACAAGAGTTGTGTAAGTATATTGACCCATACAGTCAAGGAAAGAAAATTGAGTATAGAGATTATCAACTTGATGCTATAAAACATGCAATCAACTATAATCGAACACTACTTCTTTCTCCTACTGCATCAGGAAAATCTCTGATTATATATACATTGGTCAGATTTTATAATATGCATCCTAATGTAAAGGGAAAGAAAATATTAATAATTGTACCCACAACATCTTTGGTGTCGCAAATGTATTCTGACTTTGCGGATTATGGATGGGACGTAGAAAAATACTGTCACAAGATATTCCAAGGACAGAGTAAAGAAACCAATAAGAAAGTTGTAATATCTACATGGCAATCTATCTATAAGATGCCTAGAGATTATTGGGGTCAGTTTAATGTTGTAATTGGTGATGAATGTCACTTATTTAAAGCAAATTCTTTAAACAAGATTATGGACAGACTCACTGATTGTAAATACAGATTTGGAACTACTGGAACTTTGGATGGAAGTAAAACTCACAAATTAGTTTTGACTGGATTGTTTGGTGATGTAAAACAAGTTACAACCACAAGAAAACTAATTGACAGTAAAACTCTTGCAGACTTTAGTATTAAGTGTATTGTACTTAAATACTCTGAGAAAATTTGTAAGGAAATGAAAGGAACCAAATACGCAGACGAAGTAGAGTGGATTGTTACAAACAATAGAAGAAACGAATTCATTAAAAACTTGGTTCTAGATTTAAAGGGTAATACACTCGTTTTATTTAACTTTGTAGAAAAGCATGGAATTCCATTACATAATTTATTAAAGGATGGCGCAGATGAAAACAGAAGAGTCTTTTTTGTGCATGGAGGAGTTGACACAGAAATTAGAGAAGAGATACGAAGAATTACAGAAAAAGAGAAAAACGCAATTATCGTGGCTTCTTATGGTACATTTTCTACTGGTGTCAATATTCGTAATCTACACAATGTAGTTTTTACATCTCCTTCGAAGAGTCGGATACGAAATCTTCAATCGATTGGAAGAGGATTGAGGAAAGGAAATAACAAAGAGCGTGCAGTGTTGTATGATATTGCTGATGATATGAAGTATAAATCACATATGAATTTTGCACTGAGGCATTTTTATGAAAGACTAAATATTTACAACGAAGAGAAATTTGATTTCAAAATTCATGAAGTTAAAATTTCAGAGTAGTATAAAAAAGGACTATTTCCGAAATGAATATTGAGTATAAACTAATTAAACTCATAACAAAAGAAAATATAATCACTCAAGTCGCTCCCGAAGAAATAGAAGGGAAGGGTTATATAATTTTTCATAATCCATATGAAATTAAATCGTTCATGAACCCTCAGAACGGTGAGTTTAGCACTACGCTCATTGATTGGTTAAATTTTTCAACAGACAACTTTACAAAAGTCGCACTTAATGATATAATTACCGTTAATGAACCAAGTAAAGATTTAGTTGACCATTATCAAATGATTCTAAACAATAAAAATTTTCAGGCTCAGATCGAGAAAGAAGTCGATACCTCTCCTGTGGAGAACAGTGTAAGTTTGGACGAAACGGAAGAATATTCTCAAGATGACTTCTTAGAGATGTTAGTGAAGCATTCTAATAAGATAATACATTAATATCCTTAAGCATCCACATAGTGGATAATACACGGTTGTCAAGGACTTGTCAAGAGAAAAAAATAAAAAAAAATTGATTGACACGTTAACCATCTTGTGGTAGTATGTACATAACTTTACATTAGGAAAAGAATATTATGCCAAGAACTAAAGATAAAAATACAAGAAATCATTATGTTGACAACAAACTCCTTCTTCAAGAGATGCGAAAGTATAAGGAAGCAGTCAACCAATCAAAGGAAGAAGGGACAGAGCGTCCAAGAGTTCCTAACTATATAGGTGAGTGCATTATGAAAATTGCACAACACTTATCCTATAAACCAAACTTTATTAACTACACATACAAAGATGAAATGATATCTGATGGGATAGAAAATTGTTTGTTGTACATTGACAATTTTGATCCAGAAAAATCATCGAACCCTTTTGCATATTTTACTCAAATCATTTACTATGCGTTTATTCGAAGAATTCAGAAGGAAAAGAAACAATCTTATGTTAAGTACAAATCTCTAGAAAATCAAGAACTTCTTGATGAAGTAATGTCCGGCCCAGATAATAGTCAGGTAAAAAGAGGTGTCCTAGATTTCATACACAGTAACATGGATGAATTTCTTGCTGAATTTGAAGAAACTCAGAGAAAAAAGAAAGAGAAAGCAAAAGAGAAAAGAATGCAGAATAAGGAAGTATAATTTATAATGAAAATTGCATTGATTACGGACACTCATTTTGGTGCCCGAGGCGACTCTATTCTATTTCATAATTATTTTTTGGAATTCTATGATAATGTTTTCTTCCCTTATCTTGAAGATAATGGAATTGACACGGTTATTCATTTAGGTGATGTAACCGATAGACGAAAGTTTATTAACTATAATATCTTAGATGGATTTAAAAGTAGATTTATTGAGCGCCTAAAGAAATACGATACCTATTTTATCATTGGTAATCATGATGTGTATTATAAAAATACAAACCGCATTAATTCAATGGAACAGTTATTTGGTGATGAATTAAAAATTTATACTGAAACCACAACTTTAAATTTTGATGGAACAGATGTATGTTTTATTCCTTGGATTAACTCAGAAAATTATGATAACACAATATCTCATTTAAAGAAAACCAAAGCAAAGATTGCAATGGGACATCTTGAAATCGCAGGATTTGAAATGGGCGCTGGATTGATGTGTCATGATGGTATGGATAAAAAATTATTCAAAAATTTTGATATTGTGATGTCTGGCCACTTCCATCATAAATCTCACAATGGAAACATTCATTACTTAGGAAATCCATATGAAATTACATGGGTTGATTGTAATGATAAAAGAGGTTTTCATATTTTTGACACTGAAACATTAGAACTAGAACATATTATAAACCCATATAAAATGTTTCACAAAGTTTATTATGACGAAGATGAAAAAATTTCTGCAAGCAAATACAAAGACAAATATGTTAAGTTGATTGTAAAAAATAAAACGGACTCTTATAAGTTTGATGTTTTTGTGGATGAACTTTATAGGAATGAAGTTGCTGATTTATCAATTGTAGATGATTCAACTGAATGGGATTTTGAGGAGGCATCTGATATTGATGCAACTGAAGATACAATGTCACTTTTAACAAATTATATAGACAACTATGAAATCGATGTAGATAAAAACAAGTTAAAGAGTATCATGCAAGACTTGTATGTTTCTGCGTTGAGAGGTGCGTAAATGATTGAATTTAAAAAGATTAGATGGAAAAACTTCTTATCGACAGGTGATAATTTCACAGAGATACAGTTAAATAGAACTTCATCAACTTTGATTGTTGGGGAAAATGGCGCTGGTAAGTCTACTATACTTGATGCCCTAACATTTGGACTATTCGGCAAACCCTTCCGTAAAATTAACAAACCGCAACTTGTTAACACTGTTAATGAAAAAGACTGTGTAATCGAAATTGAATTTTCAATAGGTAAACGAGAATATTTGGTAAGACGAGCGATTAAACCAAATAAATTCGAAGTTTATATTGATGGTAAGATGTTAGACCAAGACTCTAAAATTAGAGACAGTCAAATCTATCTAGAAGAAAACATTCTTAAACTTAATTTTAAATCTTTTACCCAAACAGTTATTTTAGGTAGTGCAACCTTTGTTCCTTTCATGCAATTGAATTCCAATGATCGAAGAGATATTATTGAAGACATTCTCGACATCAAAATATTTTCTGCCATGAATGAAATTCTTAAAACAAAATCTACAATACTGAAAGAAGAATTGTTTGAGAATGAAAAAGAAAGAGAGTTACAAGATTATAAGATTGATTTGCAAGAAAGAAATATTCAACAGTTGAATGAAGATAAGTCTGCCTCTATCAAACAAAACAAAACAAAAATTAAAGACAAGAGACTTCAACAGAAAAAAATACTATCTGAAAACGAGAAGTATGATAGTCAACTAAACACACTTGCACTATCTATTGGTGATGAAGTAAAGGCAGTAACAAAGAATAAAAAATTAGAAAAGTTAGACACTCAACTGCACAATAATATTTCCAAAATCGAAGGTGATATTAATTGGTTTGAAAGTAAAGATGTTTGTCCTTCTTGTCAACAAGATATTGAAGATGAACACAAACACGAAATAATTTCTTCTAAAAATACCAAGAAAAAAGAAATAGAAAATGCCTTGTTAGATCTTCAAAAAGAGTTGGATTCAACACAAGAAAGAATACAAGAAATTGAGACTATTAAAAAAGAAATATTAGAGCTAAATAATAAGAAGAGTTCCAATATGAACACTTTTTCTTTTATCCAAGATAGTATCGATGAAATTGAAAAAGAAATTGAGGATGCAGAAAGTAATAATGACAATATGAATTCTTTAGAAGAGGAACTAAAAGAACTTAGAAAACTGGCAAAAGATTTAGATTCCAAGAGAAGAGAATTAGTAGATACTAGAAATTATTATAATGTTGCCTCTCAGTTCCTAAAGGATACTGGAGTAAAAACTTCTATTGTAAAATACTACTTACCAATCATGAATAAGTTGATAAACAAGTATTTGCAAGAGATGGATTTTTATATTAATTTTACCTTGGATGAAAAATTCTCAGAGAATATTAAATCCAGAGCGAGAGAAAACTTTACATATCCTTCTTTCTCCGAAGGTGAAAAAATGCGTATTGATCTTGCCCTCCTATTTACTTGGAGAGAAATTGCTCGCATGAAGAATAGTGTCAATACCAATTTACTTATTCTTGATGAAGTTTTTGATAGTTCTTTGGATGCAACTGGAACAGATGAGTTTTTAAAACTGCTAAATACTTTGGGTGGTAATAATGTTTTTGTTATTAGTCACAAGGGCGATATACTATATGACAAGTTCCACAGTGTAGTTAGATTTGAAAAGGTAAAAGGATTTAGTAGGATTGGACAAAATACATAATGACAAGTGAATTATTTTTTGGTGATTATAAAAAATGGATTGGTGAATTAGAATATGATTATCTATTTACAAGTCCACCAGATTTCGAAGAGATTGGTACAGACCCTTCCAAACCAGAACTCTATCAAGACTTTTTGATTGATGTTTTTAGTGCCGCAAAACCAAAAAGTAATGCGTTTACCGTTGCCTTTACAGACAGAAAATACAACGGAACTATTGTTCCCAAGTCTAGTATTCTGAAACATTCAATGAGTTGTTTGGGGTATAACTTATTGACTCATAAGATATGGGTTAAGAGTGATAAAGTCGATTTGTATAGATTGACATACGGTAATGTAATGACTTTTGGTAAAGGTAAAGTGAAACAATACATGGCAAAAGAATTTAAACCAGATGTATGGTTCGATGGATACGGTGAGAAATATAAAAAATATTCATATGGAATGCCAATATCTATTGCAAAAAGATGTATTTTGAACTATACTAAAGAGAATGATATAGTTTATGATCCTTTTATGGGTAGTGGCACAACTGCAGTTGCATGTATTAGAACTAATAGACAATATTATGGTTCGGAACTTTTACGAGAGACATATGATTTATCTCTTGAAAGAATTGCAGACGAACAAAACACAGTGATTGGACATTTTTGATGAAGACAGATAGTAACAAAGAACTTTATGATTTTTTAAAAACCATTACAAATGAAAATAGATTGCCTGTTATGGATAGTACACTATTTACTATTGCGACAGAAAAATATGGTCGTGATGTTTTTAGATCAACAGTTGCAGATTACATAACAAACGAAAAACCTTTGTTCCCATATAAAGAGTTTTCGTATGACGAACTAGTTTCTAAATTTAGAAAATTAAAGTCTGCAGATTATTCTGATTATATTTCACCAGTAGAAAATCTACAAAAAGAGGTTATTGAAAAATATGATGATTACAAATATTCGTTCAAAGAATATGGTATTGGATTGATCGATGCCCCATCTGTTTTTAATGAAGTGAGTGATTATTTTCAAAATAAAGAAAGAATGTCCTGTGGTTCCTACGGATACAAATCACCAGTAGATAGATGGAATGAAGGTGATAACATTTGGGGTGTGTTAGGCCCCATCTGGCGAGGTGTGAACGATAGTTGGGAACTAACTAACAAACAATACATGATGGCGTTTAGACTTGGTACATACATCGCCACGCAGTTTAAACCGTTAGTTGCAAAGTGCATATATGAAATGACTGCCGCAAAGAGAGTTTTGGATACTTCTATGGGTTGGGGTGATAGACTTGCAGGATTCTTTTGTTCGAATGCAACACTTTATATTGGTTGTGATCCAAATCCAAACACATTTAAGAATTACAAAATTCAGGCACAAGAATATTCTAAGTTGATTGGAAACAAATATGAAGTTGTAGAA